CTTCATCGGCACGCAGCTCCATTTTCATGATCTGCATACCTAACGGTCGAACTTCAAATCCGTTTACGCAAAACACTTAGCGGGATTCGCTGCTGCTTTTTATTTCCTGTCGCTGACACTCAAATCGATTCCTGTTGGAATCGCCTACGCAGTTTGGTCGGGCCTCGGGATCGTCTTGGTCACTGCGATTGCATGGGTTTTGCATGGTCAAAAACTAGATATGTGGGGATTTGTTGGTGTCGGCTTCATTATCAGCGGCGTTGCTGTGCTCAACTTGCTATCTAAGGCAAGTGTTCACTAAAACGGTCGCATCTAACCATTCCGTCGAGAGGGACCGCCCACAAGCTGCGCTTGCGGGTTCCCTTCGCGGCTTCGCCGCTACGGCGGCCCCTCACGTCAAACGTTGAACGACAGCTTTCCCAAAAGCTCTACGGCTGCTCTGGGTCGACACCGGTAATCGGATCGTTGCCGCACTGAACAGCGCCCCGTTCCAGGTCGCCTCCATTTATGCGGCTGAACCGAGGGAGAGCAGCTTTACGCCGTCTGGCCGCAGTTCGCCCTTGGGCGACACGTGCCGGTAGAGCGTCTGCCGGGTAATCCCGAGTTCTTCGCAGAGATCGCCCACCTTGGTTTCCGGTTGCCCCATGCTGGCCATCGCCAGGCGTAGCTTGGCGGCGGTCATCTTGAAGGGGCGCCCCCCTTTCCTGCCGCGAGCGCGCGCCGAGATAAGTCCAGCGACTGTTCGCTCGGAAATCAACTCACGCTCGAACTCGGCCAGCGCGGCAAAAATACCGAACACAAGCTTGCCGGCGGCAGTCGTCGTGTCGACCGCCGCACCGTGACCGGTCAGGACCTTCAGGCCCACGCTACGCGCAGTTAGGTCGTGCACGGTGTTGATCAGGTGGCGCAGATCACGGCCAAGCCGATCGAGCTTCCACACGATCAGCGTGTCCCCTTCACGAAGCGCCTTCAGGCAAGCAGCCAACCCTGGGCGATCATCGCGCCTGCCCGAGGCCAGATCCTCGTAAAGGTGCGCAAGGCTCACACCAGCGGCGATGAGCGCATCGCGTTGCAAATTGGTGGACTGGGATCCGTCCGCCTTCGATACCCGCATGTAGCCGATCAGCACCTTTTCACCCGTCACGTATACGTTCGATTATGTGACAGTGTGCGCCGGAAAGCTCAGGCCGTCAAAAGTTGTCACTTAACCCGTCATTCTGTCTAAGACATGCAAAGGGTCCATCAGGCTCGTAATGTGACAGAAATTCCGGCGGGATGCCTTCCTTCACGAAGGTGGCTCGCAACCGTTCCAGGGAAGCTGGGTCGCGCCGACCATAGGAAGCCAACGCGAACAGCGAGCGTGCCGTCTCGGGGTTGTGCCGCGCTTCAATGATGGCTTCATCGATGGCCTGGACTGCACGTTGCCAGTGATTGACGGGTTCGGGCTTCGGCGCTTTCGCCGGCAGGCCACTGGTGAACTCGGTTTGGGGCTCGGACCAGAATAGCTTTGCATGCTCGCCAGGCGGGCTTATATCCCTCACCTCGATCAAGCTGATTGCCGTTGCCGCAGCCTCCAGCATCTGCAACCCTACTGCTAGGTTCAGGGTTTCATACGGTCGCCACAGACTTTGCCCAGCACGCAGCAGATGCCCGCAGCCTTGCCAGACTTGGCGAAGATACCCCGCGTAGGTTCCGCACGCCGAAAGCGGGGTGTTCAGCTCATCGAGCAGCGTGCGTAGCAGTCGAAACCACAAACCAGCGTGGATGCGTCGGCGCGGCAGTTCCACATAGCCGGTCGTCAGTGCCTGCCAGGTACGCCGATCCATCACTGCAATCGCGTCGCTGGCGGTGCGCGACGCAGTGTCGGCGTTCTCCCAGCCGAAAAACCGCCCAGGCACGCCCCAATAGGATTCCAGCCAGCAGCCATGCAGCGGGCAGCTCAGCATCAGGGGCAGCTTCCATGCAAGCAGTACGGTTTGGTTTGCCGGGTCGTTCAGACAGAGCGGACAGGCGCGATGTATCGGCTGGCTGGGCAGCCAGGCACGCCAGCTCGTGATGGATCGCGTCCTACGGCGGAGTTTCGGCAGCAGCACCGAGAGCTGGAACGTATAGGTTTCCAATGCGTCTGGAATCTGATCATCAAGGCTGTCCAGTAGCCAAGGCACCCAGCCGGCGAAACTCATGCAACGCAGCCGGTCCGGCTCGATGCCGCTCCGCTGGGAGAGCATCGCCAACAGCGCCAGTGGTGGCGCGGTATCCAGGTCATCAACCTGAGCGTGACCAAGATCGTGCTCCAGCAGCTCGGACACCTCCATGTGATAGCAAATGGCCACGCGGTTGAGCCACGAAGACAAGGCTTCGCCTTCTCTGGGGGCCGGATGCAGTGGCCAGCGTGGCGCTGGCTTCACATCAGTTCCCGCTCGAATTGCCGCCGCCGCTCGCTGGGACCGGTGTAATCGGCCATGCTCAGCGTGCGATGGTTGATCGCTTCCTCGCCGCTCTCCACGGCGACGATGGCCGCCGCCATCAGCAAGTGCGCCAGTTCGCCGATGGTGCCCTCGCTGCGTGTGAGCAAGTAGCGGGCCATGTCCAGCGTGGCAATCGACGAGGGTCGCCGCAGTGGAAGCGAAGCGGCGAAGCTGGCCAGCAGTGAGCAGCAATCATCGTTGGCCTCCCATACCGGCAGCATCATCGGCTCGAAACGATTTTCCAACTGGTCATCGGAGCGGATGGCCAGGTAGGCGTCACGCGTGCCGACCCCGACCAGTGGGATGCGCAGTTCATTGCCGAGGAAGCGCAGGAGATTGAGGAATTCCCGGCGGTTGACGCTGTTACCGGCCAGGACGTTGTGCAACTCGTCGATCACCAGCATGCGCACGCCGACCTTGCGCAGCAGTGCCAGCGCCAGTTGTTCCATTTCTGGCAGTCGGGGGCGCGGGCGCAGTGGCGCGCCCATTGCGGCGAGCAGCGCAACATAGAAACGGATCACCGACGGCTCAGACGGCATCTGAACGACCAGTACCGGGATGTGCTCCTGGTCGGCGTCGGCGCTGGCTGGATGCGTGCGCCGGAACTTCTCGATGATCATCGACTTGCCGTTGTTGGTTGGGCCAATCAGCAGCAGGTTTGGCATGCGCTGCTTGTTCGGCCACGCATACAGGGTTTCCAGCCGGTTTAACGCTTCGACCGCGCGCGGATAGCCGATCCAGCGGTCGGCGCGAAGACGCTGGATGCGCTCGCCCGCCGGCAGCCGGGCCAATCCCTGCGCCGCCGGCAACAGGTGTAACAAGTCGATGATGGGATATTCGTCCACGGCTACCACTCCTCGATCTGGTCGAACGGCTTGGCTGGTGGCTGCTTGTCTGCCTGCGGGTCAGCCATCTCTGCGTCCGGCGGTGGCATCGCTTTGACAGGCGGTGTCGTTGCCTTGAGGTGCTGGCGTCGATCCGCATCGCGCCGCGCCTTGCGCGTGGCCTTCTGTGCGGTGGTCACGATCTCGCGCATCTGCCCGATCATGCGGAACAGTGCCGATTCATCCACCTGCTCGCGCCCTTGCTGCCGTAATTTCGCCAGCGCCTGCCGTTGTTCCCATAGGGTGACAGCCGGGTGCGACAAGGTACGGTAGGGAATTTCCAGGTAGTGCTGACCCTCCGGCTCCAGCACCCAAATGCGGCTGATGTCGCGCGGGTCGCGCCGGATCAGGAACGCAGGCAAGCGGTCGCGCCGAGCTATCCACGGCTTGAGCGCATCGGCGTAGTAGTGGATGTGGTCGATGACGAAGCCGGTGCGGGTCAGCGTGCGGCGGATGATGGGCAGAAAATCGACCAGAAAAGCCGTGGCGCGGGTGACGACGGCCGGTATACCGACACGCGCCACGGCCTCAGCCCAGCGCGCCGCCGGCGGTTGGAACAGGCCGTTGTGCACGGAGCCGTGATAGGTGCCGACCGCCAATGTGAGCCAGCGCTCCAGCTCGCGCAATGTCAGAGCGGCCTTGTTTTCGGAATCGTAGTCGCCGCGCCGGTCCGGGTTGGAGAAGGTTGTTCCCGGTAGATCGTCGTGGATCATCTGCATCGCCGTGCCGATGATCCGTTCCACAATGCCGCCATAGTGCGGCTGTCCCAGCGGACGATAGTCCAGCCGGATGCCATGCTGCTCGCAACCCCGGCGCAGGGCCTCGCTCTTGAACTCGGCCGCGTTGTCTAGGTAGAGCAGCAAGGGCTTGCCGCTCATCGGCCAATCCATTTCCACGTTCAGCCCTTCCAGCCAAGGGCGCTTGTCGCAGGCGATATGCACAAGGCACAGGCCGACCGAGACGGCGGATGGCGCTTCCAACGTGACCACCATTCCAACCACGCAGCGGGTAAACACGTCGATGGCGAGGGTCAGGTACGGGCGGCCAATCGGTTGCCGGTCGCGCTCATCGACCACGATCAGGTCGATGACCGTATGGTCGATCTGTACCTGCTCCAGCGGCGCGGTCACGGCAGGAGGCTCGCCGCCTACACCTTGCAGGTCGCGGGCGGCATCCTGGCCTTCCCGGCGGCGCATGGTTTTGAGCGGATCGAGGCCGGCGATCCGTAAGGCCACGGTGTTGCGCGCCGGCACTCGCAGTTTTTGAGCCTTGCACACCTGAGTGACTTCGCGGTGAAAGGCCGCCAGGCTGCGCTTCTGCTTGGTCAGGAACCGCCTTTGCAGTAGCTCGCGGATGATGCGCTCGACCGGTTCCGGCAAGCGCCCCTTGCCTTTCCCGCCACCGGACTGGCCGGGCACCAGATCCGTCACGAGGCCGCTGCCTTGCCGGGCACGCCGGATCAGAACGTACACCTGCCGCCGAGATAAGCCCAGCGCCTGAGCCGCCGTATCGGCCGCTTCGTGCCCGACCGTCTCCGACTGCGCCAACGGGCCGATGATCTCCGCACGACGGCGCGCACGCTCCCAAGCTTCATCAGGCAGAGTGGCCACGCCTTGCTCGGGAATCCGTGGGGTGTCGGTCGCCATGCTCACCTCGCTTTGGTGCACACGAGTATTGAGCATAGTCGAGATTGGTGCAGATCACTTCTGATATTGGACTGTCAGGAGCTGGCCGCACAACAGCCGCCACACCTAATTAACTGGTGCATTCGTCTTCTGAAAATGACAGCGCCGGTTGCCTTGGCGGGCTTGTCACAAACCTACGTTTTCAAGAAGAAGGAAACCGCATGCCCCGCCGTTCGATCCTCTCCGCCGCCGAGCGCGAAAGCCTGCTGGCGTTGCCGGACACCAAGGATGAGTTGATCCGTCACTACACGTTCAGCGAAAGCGACCTCTCCATCATCCGGCAGCGGCGCGGCCCGGCCAATCGGCTGGGCTTCGCGGTGCAGCTCTGCTACCTGCGCTTTCCCGGCGTCATCCTTGGCGCTGATGAGCCACCGTTCCCGCCATTGCTGAGACTGGTCGCCAACCAGCTCAAGGTCGGCATCGAAAGCTGGGACGAGTACGGGCAGCGTGAGCAGACCCGACGCGAGCACCTGGTCGAGCTGCAAACGGTGTTCGGCTTCCAGCCGTTCACGATTGGCCACTACCGGCAGGCTGTCCAGTTGCTGACCGAGCTGGCCATGCAAACCGACAAGGGCATCGTGCTGGCCAGAGCCTTGATCGAGCACCTGCGGCGGCAGTCGGTCATTGTGCCCGCCCTCAACGCCGTCGAGCGGGCGAGCGCCGAAGCGATTACCCGCGCCAACCGGCGTCTCTACGACGCCTTGGCTGAGCCGCTGACGGACGTGCATCGCCGTCGCCTCGACGATCTGCTCAAGCGCCGCGACAACGGCAAGACGACGTGGCTGGCCTGGCTGCGGCAATCCCCGGTCAAACCGAACTCGCGGCACATGCTGGAACACATCGAACGCCTCAAGGCGTGGCAGGCGCTCGACCTGCCCTCCGGCATCGAGCGGCTGGTTCACCAGAACCGGCTGCTCAAGATCGCCCGCGAGGGCGGCCAGATGACGCCCGCCGACCTGGCGAAGTTCGAGCCGCAGCGGCGTTACGCGACCCTGGTGGCGCTCGCCATCGAGGGCATGGCCACCGTCACCGACGAAATCATCGACCTGCATGACCGCATCCTGGGCAAGCTGTTCAATGCCGCCAAGAACAAGCATCAGCAGCAGTTCCAGGCATCCGGCAAGGCGATCAATGCCAAGGTGCGGCTGTTCGGGCGCATCGGCCAGGCGCTGATCGAGGCCAAGCAAGCGGGCCGCGATCCGTTCGCCGCCATCGAGGCCGTCATGTCCTGGGATGCTTTCGCCGAGAGCGTCACCGAAGCGCAGCGGCTCGCGCAACCCGAGGACTTCGATTTCCTGCACCGCATCGGCGAGAGCTACGCCACGCTGCGCCGCTACGCGCCGGAATTTCTCGACGTGCTCAAGTTGCGGGCCGCGCCCGCCGCCAAGGACGTACTCGACGCCATCGAGGTGCTGCGCAGCATGAACAGCGACAACGCCCGCAAGGTGCCCACCGACGCGCCGACCGAGTTCATCAAGCCGCGCTGGCAGAAGCTGGTGATGACCGACACCGGCATCGACCGGCGCTACTACGAACTGTGCGCGCTGTCGGAGCTGAAGAACGCGCTGCGCTCCGGCGACATCTGGGTGCAAGGCTCGCGCCAGTTCAAGGACTTCGAGGACTACCTGGTGCCGCCCGCGAAATTCGCCAGCCTCAAGCAGGCCAGCGAATTGCCGCTGGCCGTGGCCACCGATTGCGACCAGTACCTGCATGACCGGCTGACGCTGCTGGAAACGCAGCTCGCCACCGTCAACCGCATGGCGCTGGCCAACGAGCTGCCGGACGCCATCATCACGGAGTCGGGCCTGAAGATCACGCCGCTCGATGCGGCGGTGCCCGATACCGCACAGGCCCTGATCGACCAGACGGCGATGATCCTACCGCACGTCAAGATCACCGAATTGCTGCTGGAGGTAGACGAATGGACGGGCTTCACCCGGCACTTCGCCCACCTGAAGTCAGGCGACCTGGCCAAGGACAAAAACCTGTTGCTGACCACGATCCTCGCCGACGCGATCAACCTGGGCCTGACCAAGATGGCGGAATCGTGCCCCGGCACGACCTACGCCAAGCTGGCCTGGCTGCAAGCCTGGCACATCCGCGACGAAACCTACGGGGCGGCACTGGCCGAGCTGGTCAACGCGCAGTTCCGACATCCCTTCGCCGAGCATTGGGGCGACGGCACCACGTCATCGTCGGACGGCCAGAACTTCCGCACCGGCAGCAAGGCCGAGAGCACCGGCCACATCAATCCGAAATACGGCAGCAGCCCAGGGCGGACGTTCTACACCCATATCTCCGACCAGTACGCGCCGTTCCACACCAAGGTCGTGAACGTCGGCGTGCGCGACTCGACCTACGTGCTCGACGGCCTGCTGTATCACGAATCCGACCTGCGGATCGAGGAGCACTACACCGACACGGCAGGGTTCACGGACCACGTCTTCGCGTTGATGCACCTGCTGGGCTTCCGCTTCGCCCCGCGCATTCGTGACCTGGGCGACACCAAGCTCTACATCCCGAAGGGCGATGCCACCTACGAGGCGTTGAAACCGATGATCGGCGGCACGCTCAACATCAAGCACGTCCGCGCCCATTGGGATGAAATCCTGCGGATGGCCACCTCGATCAAGCAGGGCACGGCGACGGCCTCGCTGATGCTCAGGAAGCTTGGCAGCTACCCGCGCCAGAACGGCCTGGCCGTCGCCCTGCGTGAGCTGGGACGCATCGAGCGCACACTGTTCATCCTGGACTGGCTGCAAAGCGTCGAGCTGCGCCGCCGCGTGCATGCCGGGCTGAACAAAGGCGAGGCGCGCAACGCGCTGGCCCGCGCCGTGTTCTTCAACCGCCTGGGGGAAATCCGCGACCGCAGCTTCGAGCAGCAGCGCTACCGGGCCAGCGGCCTCAACCTGGTGACGGCGGCCATCGTGCTATGGAACACGGTCTATCTGGAGCGGGCCGCGAACGCCTTGCGTGGCCACGGTCAAGCCGTCGATGACGGCCTGTTGCAGTACCTGTCGCCGCTCGGCTGGGAGCACATCAACCTGACCGGCGATTACCTCTGGCGCAGCAGCGCCAAGATCGGCGCGGGCAAGTTCAGGCCGCTACGGCCGCTGCAACCGGCTTAGCGTGCTTTATTTTCCGTTTTCTGAGACGACCCCATCACCAGCAGCGGCGCGAGCGCCTTCGCCCCTTCGAGGCCTTTTTGCTTGATGGTGTCCATCGCGGGGCCGAGCTTCGCGAACCCGTTGAGCATGTTGTTATCGTCGACGCCGAGCATAAACGCCTTCTGGATCACGTCCGTTAGCGAAAGCATGTCTTTCTCGGTCGTGCGCGTTGCGTCCTGTAGCTTCGCGGTGAATTCGGCCGCCTCGGCCGGCGTTTTCTTGAGCTGCACGCCGAGGTATGCCGTTGCCTCGCCCATGCCGCCGAGGATTGCTTGCGCGCTGATACCTTGGCGCGTCAACATCGTCATCATGTCCTGAAAATCCGCGGTCGTGCCGGGGAGCCGGTCGCCGAGCTTGAGCGCGAGCGCGTTGATCTTCTGGAATTCAGCGGGCACGACGCCGCCGGCGCGCATCAGTGCGCTCGCGAGCTGCGTCGCCGAGTCCTCGGCCTTCGCATACTCGGCGACAGGAACAAGCGTTGCGGCGCCGATAACAGCGCCGCCGGCCATCATCTTCGCGCCGGTGCCGGCCATCGAGCCGGCCAGCTCCTTTGTCCTGTTCATCTTTTCGCGCGCCTCGGCGAGTCGCTTCGTGCGCGCGGTGAGGTCGGCGAGCTTGTTTTGCTGCGTCGTCATCACGCCGATCGTCGCGCTCATGCTCGTGCGCAGCTCGCGCTCATGCTGCGACAGATTGCGCGTGTCGATGCCGGCGGCCGAAAGGCGCGTGCGCAGCTCGCGCACCTTGTCGGCCTGTTTGTCGTGCGCGGCCGTGAGCTGCGCGGCCGTGCGCTTTGCCTTCTCAAATTCTGCGACCATCGCTTTCGTCGGCGAGTCGGTCGAGCCGATCGTGCGGGCCAGCTCGGCGACGCGCGATTGCGCGCCCTGCATGTCGCGCTTTGCGCCGAGCAGGCCGACACGCATTTCGCGAAACGCGGCCACGTCCTTTTGCGTGCGTTGCAGCTTGCCGAGTTCGTCGCGCGACTCTTTCAGCGACTTCGCGAGGCCTTTATTGCCGTTGAGAATGTTGCGCAGCGGCTTCGTTGCGCCGTCGACCATATCGAACAGCACGCGCAATTTCAGGTCGTTTCCGTTTGCCATCGTTCATTCGCTTCCATACGGCGAGCGCACGCGCGCACGCTCGCGCCAGTCGGCCAGCTCGGCCAGTGTGAGGCCGTCCATATCGCGCGGTGTCCAGTGAAAAACCGTCGCGATATCGGCCATCGCTTCTTCAACGCGGTCGGGTATGCCGTGCTCTAGCTCGCCCGCTTCGGCAACAAAAAAGATGCGAACGCCACCCCCAATTGCACGAGGTCGGCGGGGTCGAGCTGCTGCACGTCGAATTCGGTGAGGGTCGGCGACGAGATACGCGGCAATACCTTGCCGAGCGCGTCGACGTCCAGATTCACGAGCGCATTGAGCGACGTGCCGCGCAGCTCGCCGGCGGCCGGCTTGCGCAAGGTGATTTCGGTGATGTCCTGTTCGCCGCGCTTGATCGGGGCGTCGAGGGTGATCGTGTTCGGCTTGGCTTGTTCGGTCATTTCTTTCTCTGTTCAGATTGGGGCTTTGATGCCCCGCCCGATGCTTGACCAGGCGGGGAAGGGGACATGCCGCGCTCGAGCGCGCGTTACAGTCCGATCGCGCTGCGCAGGTCGGCGAGCAGGTCGTCGCCGTTCACGACTTCGACCATGTTGATGAGGTCGATTTCGACGAGCGTTTCGCCGTTCACGGTGAGCTTGTAATAGCTGCACGTCGTCGAAACCTTGAACGCCGTATCGTCGCCGGGCTTCGCGTTGCCGAAATCGACTTCCTTGTGCCGGCCGCGCACGACGATTTCGATTGCGTCGTGTTTCGTCGAGTCCTCGGCGCGATACGCGCCGGCGAATCGCAGTTGTACGCCGTCATGCTTGAGCGTGCCGTATTGCGCGAGTACCGACTTGATAAAACCGCCGGCCGTCCATTCGAAAGTGATCGCCTCTTGCCCTTGATCGATATCGATCGGGCCATTCGTGCCGCCGCCGCGCCATGCTTCCATCTTGCGCGAGAGCTTCGGCAACGCGACTTCCGCAATCTGTCCGGCGAAGTTTTCGCCGTTCTGGAACAGATTGAAGTTCTTCAGTTTCTTCGGCAAAGCCATGTTGATTTACTCCCTAGTTAGGCCGTGACGCGCGCGGCGAAATCGGCAAGGTAACGGTCGGTGATGCGTTGGCGCAGCATCAGGTTTTCGATCGGCGGAACGGGCGTGTAGTCGTAATCGATTGCCAGCTTGCCGGCCTTGAGCGATTCGACGGGGTTCGCGCTGTCGTCGTACCAAGCCGAGCCGCCGAGCAGATAGCCGTTTGCGATCAGCTCGCGGAATTTCGCATTGATGCTTTCGATCATGTCTTTCACGATCGACGGGTGCATCGGCTTGTCGACATAGACCATGTGCGCTTCCGCCATCGTGTCGGCGAGCACTTGCGCGGTGCGCGTGTAGTTCTCGAATGCGAACAGCGGATCATCCGAGCAGGTGCGCGAACCCCAGAAGCGATAGCCCGTCGAGTTGATGAGCGTCGTCACATCGTTCTCGTTGAGGTAGCCGGCATCGGTCGCGGGGTCTTGCAAGTCCCAGAAAACATCCTTGCTGATACCCGTGACGCCGTTGATGCCGACATTCGAAAGCGTCTTGTGCCAGCCTGTTTCCTCGTCGATCTTGGCGCGCAAGCCGAGCGCGATCGCGGTCGCATCGATCGCCGTCGACGCGTTCGCGGTCGTGTCCCATCCGAGGAAATCCGGCCACATCACCATCAGCTCGCGTTGGCTGAATTGTTGGCGATACGCCGTCGCCGCTTCCTTCGTCGCCGCGCCGTTCGCCGACACATAGCCGAACCCGCGCAGCTTTTGTGCGAGCGATCCGAGGGCCGCCGCGACAGGCTGCGTATCGAGGCCAGGAGCGCCGAGAATGCGCGGCTTGATGCCGAGTTTCGATTGCGCCGAGAGAAGCGCTTGCATGCCCGTATAAGCGCCCGTCACGGGGTCGGGCTTGCCGATCACGTTGCTCGTGGTCGCCGCGTCGTCGACGCCTTCAGCGACACGCACGACGACAGTGACGGGCTTCGCTTGTGCGGCCATCGCTTGAAGCGTGCGCGCGAGCGTGCCCTTGTCGCCGGCCTTGCCGATCGCCGATTGAATGTTCGTCAGCAGCACGGGCGTGTCGAGGGGGAACATCGAGGCGTCAGCATCGAGGGCGGTCGCGACGAGGCCGACAACGGCCGTTGATACGGTGCGAATCGGGCGCGTGCCTTCGTTAATTTCGAGTACGCGCACGCCGTGGTGGTAATCAGTTGCCATATGGATTCCTGTTTAGAAATGACAGTGAAAGGGCGGGTTGCAGCTCGCGACGCTTTCGGCGTTACGCGGGGTCGGCCGGGGTTTCCGGCGCGGGTTCAGTCGGCTCGATCGGCTCGGCCGGGGGCACATACGGGGCCGGCTCGTCGGGCCATTCAACGGCATCGGGGAACGTGTCTTTCTCGATCGCGCTAACAAGCGCAATCTGATACGCCGACCATGCTTTGAAGTAGTAGGTTTGCTCGTCATCGAGCAAGCCGGCCGCGTGTGCGTCGGCCTTGCCGGCGTTCTTCGAACGCGCGAGCGTGAGACGGCGCTCGAATTCAGCCATCGCCGCCGCGCGCTTCTCGGCCGCAACGGCAGCCAGATCGACAACCCATGCGCCGTCGCCCCAAATGTGTTTATCCGAGGGGCGGGGCGTCTCGGTGAGGCCGCTTTCGTCAGGCGTGACGCCGGCGATCAGGATTTCGGCCGGCGCGCCAGTGTCGCGGCGATACAGCATCCGGCCGCGCCAGTCGGGCAGCAGCTTCCATGCGCCGTTGAGGTAGAACGGCCATTCGAGCGGGCCGCGCGCCGGCAGCTCGTCGGCGGTGCTGAATGCGGGCACGATCCAGCGGCCGAGGTTGAGCGGGTCGGCATCGGCCAGGCGGCTCGAAAGGTATTGGCCGGTCTGGTTGTCGTATTGGTGAATGAGCATGGTTTCCCCTTTAATGTCAGTAAGCGCGGATCATTGCCAGCATGGCGAGGCTTCGCACGCGCACCTCTGCGCCGCCGTCCGCGTTGATCGTGATGCCGTGCGAGTGACCGCCGGCCGCGCCAATGCCGACGTTGTGGCCGTGGTTGCCGTCACCGTAAATGCCGTGGTTGTGGTCGCCCTGCACATCGGTTCCGATCCAGCCGCCGGGGCCGCTTCGCGCGATTTCTTGGCCTTCGCGGCCGAAGTCGGAACCCTGATTGACAATGCCTTTCATGTTCGTGTTGTGGCCGTGTGCGCCGGCATTGGTCGTGCCGCCGCCGTGGGCGTGAAAGCCTTGTCCATCGGTCCATGCGCTGTGCGCGTGATCGCCGACCGCGCCCGACGATGCGCCGTGAGCGTGCGATCGGTTCTGGCTGTCTTGCCACGAGCCGATGCCGCGCCCCGAATCGACGCCTCGGCCGTCATCCCAAAATCGCAGGAATTCGCCGCGAAATTCGGGGATGCGAAAGGTCGTCGCGCCGTCGCCCGATGAGAAAGCGCCGAAATTGTTCGCCGACCATTGAGCATCGGTGAGCAATGCGCCGCTCGCCTGTGCATAGGCCCACAACGCCGGATAGTCGGCACGCTTCAATACCGCGCCGTTGAGCTTGAGAAAGCCGGCGCGGGCGCTCGTGCGTGCCTCAATGACGATTTGCCCGACGAGTGCGGTCGCGACCGTAGCGATAACCCATTCAGTCGTGGCGACACGCTTCGAGCTGTCGGCGGCCGGCGGTGTTTGAGCGGTGATGATGCCGGCGACTTGCATGAGGCCGATGCCGTCATCGTTGGTGGTGCCGACGAGTACCTTGCCGCCCCACGGCGCGAGGCCGATATTCTTTTTCGTCAGGTTGGCACTATCCATTGCTTCGACAGATAGGCCGTCAAAGTTCGTGACAGAAAGGATCGAGGCGCGCGTCGCGCTTTGAACCTTCGCCATGCCGACAACGGCAGGGCCATCCGTCGAGAAATCCGTCGCTTTCACGGGGCCGGCGAAAGTCGCGCCGGTGAGCGCTGCGTATCGGCTCGCGGCCGTTTTCGGCGTGAGCGCGCGCACGGTGTCGGTGCCGGCGTCGACTTCGGCTTGCGTCGCCAGCTCGATCACGCCTTGCACTTCGGTCGTCGCCGGCGGATTCGCGAACGACGCGTCGCCGAACGTGAGCGCCGCCGCGTCGATCGTGGCGAACTGGATATCGGCCGACAGCAGCAGCATTGCGGCCGGCGACTTCTCCATGATCGGCGTCGCTTGGCTATAGATGCCGAGCAGCACATCGTTTTCGAGATACAGGCCGAACCCGTACAGCGTGAATTGATCGTCGGTATCGTCTTTCAACGTCACATGGATCGTGTCGGGCGCGATGTTCTTGCCGGCGAATGTCGTGATGCGCTTGCGCTCGTTCGGCATGGCGAGCATGCCCTTGTCGGCGACGAAAGGGGCCGAGGCAAGGCCGATCTTTACGACTTGATGCGCGTTCGTGCCCGTGTTTCCGGGCGCGACGAGCGCAGCGCGCCCCGCCTCGGTGATGGTGATGAGGGTTCCGGCCATAGGTCAGATATCCGTGAAAGAAAGACGGCGATACAGCGCGGGCCGCACGGCCGCCGCGACGCGCTGCGTGCCCTGCATGGAAAAGCCTTGTGTGAAGGTGTAATGCCGGCTTACGGGTTTCACGCGGTCTATTTCCGCGATGATGTCGGCGACGAGCGCGGCCGTAGGGGCTTCGCCGTTGCGCGAGCTAACCGTGAGCACTACGTCGAACGTGCCAGGCGTGCCACGGGGCGTTTGCTCGAACCATTCGCGGATTGCGACGTTTGCGCCGAATGCGGCGACGACTTCGCGCACGGCAGCGGCCGTGCCTTTCTTGCGTGCGATCGGAATGGCGGCCTTTACGCGGGCGCGCTTCGTTTGTTCGGGCCAGTAGTCTTTCCACGCGTCGACGCCGAGGTGCCACGCGAGCCACGGGAGCAGCGGCAGCGGGATCGCATCGGGGTTCATCAGCACGGCGAGCGGCGACGGAATATCGCTAATGCGTGCGTTCGTGCGCGCGAGGTTGCGCTCGTGCGTCGTCGAGTTCGGGGGGAGCAGATCAGCCATTTTCGTAAATGCCCCCGTCGATCAGCTCGATCGAATCGCAATACGTCGCCTCTTGCTTCGTCGCTGGAATGTCGGCGGCCGGCTCGGCGAGAATCACCTTTTGCACGCCGGGGGCGCGCGCAGCGGCATAAACGCCGTCGAGCGTGATCGCCATGCCGAGCTTGTGCATTTCGTCGGCGTACTGGCGAACGCGCTTGTTCGCCTCGGCGAGCGCGACAGAGCGATCGGGGCCGGCGAAGAAAACGAGCGTCGCGCGCACGCTGTAGTGCTTCACGGTCGCGCTTTGAACGTCAACAAGGTCGGTCATCGGACGCACATCGTCGGCCGATAGCGCGGCCTTTACCTTGCCGATGAGCGTTTCGTCGGCCGTGCCGTCGCCTTGGCGCGAGAGAACCGTAACGATCACTTCGCACGGTGCGGGGCTTACGGCCGAGGCGTCGAGCACGAGGCCGTCAGCATCGCGCGCATGCTTGATGTATGCCCCCTCGGGGCCAGCGACGGAAAACCCTTGCGGTGCGAGCTGCGTGCGCGCGCGCAAGTCGGTGTCGTCTTCCTTTACCGCGTCGATATCGTTCTCGGGGTCGGCCGGCGTGATCGTCAGGCGTTCAACGCCGAACAGCGCCGCGAGGTGTTCGAGGTCGCCTTTCTGCGCGTAAGCGAGCATCACGGCGCGAGCGGCATCGTTCACGCGTTGGCGCAATACGACTTCGCGATACGCGTTTTCCTGCAAATGAATGTTCATCGGCTCGGATTCGAGCGCGAGAGCCGCCGAGACTTCGGCTTGCTTGTCGGCCGGATAGAGCGCGACGAGCGACGCCTTGCGCTCGGCGAGCAGCGTTTCATAGTCGATCGTTTCGACGATATCGGGCGATGGAAGGCGCGACAGATCGATCGGCGTTGCGCTCATGCCGCGCCCCCGTTCGTGAGCTGCACGCGCGTCGATACCGGATCGCCGGTTTCGGTGGTCGTGCCTTCAATGTCGACGACTTGCACGCCCGCGCCGGTATCCGTCAGCTCGGTCGAGAGCTGCACGCGCGACAGGCGCAAGCGGGGTTCCCATTGCATCAGCGCGGTCGCGATCGCGGCATACAGGCGCACGCGCGTCGCGCCATTGTTCGGCGCGTCGACCAGATCGGGCAGCTCAGAGCCAAAGTCGCGGCGAGCGATGCGCGAGCCGATCGGCGTCGTGAGAATCTTGCCGATCGATTGATACAGGTGTGCGAGGCCGGCCGTAGGGCGGCCGGTTGAGGCGTTCATTCCAATCATTGCGGATCGCTCACGAGATTGCCGTCGCCCTGTTCGCGGTGCGTGTGCTTCGGCAGGCTGATACCTTGCGACTTGACTTCGCCCGTGAAGTCGGCCGCGCCGTTGATCTTCATCGTCGAGCCGCCGCTTGCGCCGGCCGCGCCCGTCATGCCCGACTCGAAAGCGAACGGGCCTTTAACGGTCATCGCGCCCGTGACGGTCGTTTGCTTCGCGTCGAGCGTCACATCGTCGGCTTTAACCGTCGCCGTTTTCGTCGTGACGTTGACCGCGCCGGGGGCGGTGATGTTGACGGTTCCACCATCAGGAAAGACGGCGTTGAGAACATGGGCGGCCATGTCGTATTCGATTGATGCGCCGTCGCGATAGACGCGCATATGCTTCGACGGATCACTGCTCGGCGGGGGGAAATCTTCGGAATAGAAACCGCGCAGCGCGACGGCTTGCGCAGGGTCGCCGCTCGGACAAAGCAGCATTACCCCTTCGCCGATCGAGGGCGCGAGCCACTCGATCGTTTCGCCGGCGAACGGGATGAACCATTGAATCCAGTCGGTAGATAAATCGCCGCTCTCTACTCGGCATAGCGCGCCCTGCACGGCGATAACCGTGCCCTTGCGAATGCCGTTCAGAAATTGGCGTGAGGATTCGTTTGAGTTCATGTCGGCAATGGTGCCGACAGCTCGCGCGAGATGCGAGCGACGCCGTTTGTGAGTGCGTCGGGTACAAAAAAGCCCCTAAATCTAGGGGCTTTGGGTGTTTCGCGTGATCGCTTACGGCTTCGTCACGATCAGGCCAACAGACGTTGCAACGTATCCTTCGAGCTTGATTTTCAGGTGCGGCGACGAGGAATAGGGCGGGGCGTCTATGTGGTGGTCGACCGGCTTGCTACCGGGATTGAAATTGAACGGCGCGACGGCGTAGCCTTCCGCTTCCAGCTCGTCGCGTAGCAACTCCATATCGCGCCGGCGGAAAATCACGCAGCCGGGATCTTCGAGCGTTTCGTCGTTCGATGAGAGGTTGAATTCGGTTGTGTGGACGGCGACGCCGCCGGGTTTGAGGCAGCGCGCCGAGTTCTTCACAAAGTCGAGGCCATGCCGGATAGAACCAAGGTGCTCGAACGCACAGCAGGACCAGACAAAATCGAACGAGCTGGCGAATTTGTCGGGGACCGCATTCATGTCGGCAAACTCGAACGAAACGCGCTCGGCGAATTGCCGAGGGGCGCAAATGCCGTAACTGTTGAGGCCTTCGAGGGTCGAGGCGTGCTCGTTGGTCGCGACCCATCCTTTCTCGGCGGCTTCGGCCGTTTGAAGGTCGGTCGCGGTGATCGTGCATCCATGCTTTGCCATGACGGCCGATAGCGGTTCGCCGCCGCAGCCAAAGCCGAGGCCACGCTTGCCGGCGGCCAGCATGCCGGATTGCGCAAGCGCTTCGAGCGTATAGACGAATTCCCATTGCTTGCGGGCGAGGCGGGCGGGCGATTTCATTTCGCGACACCAGCGGCGATAACGGTCCTCAACACATTGCGACGCGGTGCAGAGCTGCGAGGAAATAGCGCGCAACGATGGTTCGGGCGAGCCGTTGCCGTCGATCACAAGCGGCGCGCTCGTATACCGCGCCGACCATTCGCGCGCGGTTCTCGCGCGCCAGTAGCGATCGTAGAGCGCGAGCTGTGCGGGGCCGATAAGCGGCGCTTTCTTCGAGGCGTTCACGATGCCGGCCAGTGCGTTTCGTAGCGATGCCATCCTGATTTGCTTGTAAGAGGGTGTAAGGATCGGGAAGTATCGCACGGGCAGCGGGGTCTAGGCCGTGATGTGCTTGAGCAGTAGGTGGCGGATCATTTCGCGGTCGGCGTCGGTGAATCCCAGCAGCACGCGGGCCGGGTAGGTGTATTCGGGGCCGCCTGGTGCGACGCGATCGGTGCCGCCGAATTGGTGAATGCGAGCCACGCGCGCGACGCGGCCGGCGAATCCTATCGCGAGGCCTTGCGCGTCAGTCTCGGCGCGCAGGTAGCGCGCTTGCCGCAGTCTCGCGAACATTGCCGCGCGCTTGATACGGCCGGCCTTGTCGCGCAGGTGTTTCGGGCGCGGCTTGCGCTTCTCGTATGCGCTCCCGTCCGGGTTGCGCTGCTGCGCGATGCGCGTGCGTTGACTTCGCGTCAGCTCGCGCCCGATATCGCGCAGTGCAGCGCGACGAGCTGCCGGCGTGAGCTGCGACAGCAGCCCGCCCGCCCACGATTCGAGCGCGCTTAGTTCGTCCATTGCGCCGCCGGATCGTAAAGGCCGGTCACTTCCCATTCGGGCACGGGTTCGTCGACGTGCGTGATGGTCTGCGCGCCGGCGTCGTCCGTGCCGACGACGACGCTTTCGGTGAGCTTGAGCTTGATCGACAGGTCGACCGTCGTTTGCGTGAGTTGGTCGGCTTCGAACGATATGCCCGTCTTGCGCAGATCGTCGTTTGTGAGCAAGTCGGATTGATTGCGCTTGATCCATGCGATCAGCGCGGCGAACACGATATCGGCATCGCCGGCGAAGTCCAGCAGCATCACGTTAAGCGTATAGGCGTAATCGAATGAACCCGATGCCGCGCCCGTCGCGATGATGTTGCCGGCGTCGATGAACACGAGCAGCTTGTCGGGATCATTCGAGAGCGACGGCACGGCCGCATTGAGCGCCTTGCGCAGACTGTTCGCCTTATTCATGGTCGGGGGCGGTGAGAGAAAGGGCTTTCGATTGGCAATCGACGATCAGATCGACACGGGCCGCGCATTCGCCCCATGCCGCCTCGGTGATATCGAGCGCGCGCCGCAGCTCGTCATTAGTGCGCGGGGCCGTCGCCGGCAGCGTGCAGCGCGCGACGGGCGCGCATTGCAAGATACTCGTCGGCTCCGGTGATCGCGGGGCGGCCATACAGCCGCACAACATCGTCAGGCAAAGCGCCATCAGCCCACGCGCGCAACGCTTCGTTTTCATGTTTCAACGCCTCAAAGTCGGTTTCAGACTGCGCGAGGCTCGCGGCGATGCCGTCGCGCTTCGCTTCGAGCTGCGCGAGCGCCTTCGCGTGCTCGCGCTCTTTCTTCTGCATGTCGGCGATCGTCGCGTCGCGCCGGCCGACTGTCTCTTGCGCGGTGCGTGCGGTGTTCTGCGCGTCGATCAGCTCGGCGCGCAGCTCGCGCACGTAAAACCAGCCGGCCGCGATCGCGAGCACGACGAGCGCGATCGCGGCGACGCGCAGCGCGATCGCATTCATGCGGCCGCCTTGTCGCGCTCGGCATATTTCGCGTATGCCTGTGCGAGCTTCGCGTCGTACAGATTGCGCGCGTAATCCGGGCCGTTGTAGCCCTTGGCGAACGCCGCCCACTTCCTACCCTTCAGCGCGGAAAGCAAGGCCGTGTCGGCCGCGATAAACCGCACGAACGCGTCGAGGTGATCGGCTTCGCTTCTCTGCATGCACGCGACGAAATCGGCGATGCTCGAATAGTCCAGGGCTTGCCAGTGATAGCCCATGATTTGAAACGCGCCCCAGCTCGCCGACTCGTGCGCGGTGTCGGTGTCGATGCGCTCGGCCGTCGCGAGGCGCACATACTCGGCGGCCTTGCCCGCATATCCGCCGGCGGTGCTCGATACGATGTTCGGATACTTCGCCGCGAGCGCGTCGGCGTCGAGGCCTTTCGCCTTGAGGCGCTTGTAGAAAACGTGCCGCTCGAAAAGGATCGCCGGCCGGCCGTCGACGATGAAACCCTCGCCGCGTGATTCGACTTCATTGACAGCGCGGATCGACGCGACGGATACGCCGAGCGTGTCGGCCGCTTTCACGAGGTCATCGTCGGTCAGGTGCCGGGGCAGCGCAACGCCCGGTAAAGCAATCATCGTTTTCGGGCCGGCGATGCCGTCGATCACGAGGCCGCGCGCTTTCTGCAGGGCCATAACCGCGGATTCGGTGTCATGGTCGAAAACGTGCGTCTCGGCCACGGGAAAGCCGGCGCGCGTGAGCCGCTTTTGCAGCAACAAAACTTCGTCGCCGATATCGCCCTTTCTCAGAATCATCGTCATGCACTCCGCAACAGGCGCGCGACGTTGCCGCGTGCACCGAACACTAGGACCGTGAAAAGAACGGCGCGAGCCGCTTCGAAATAGCCGACCGATTTCGCATGCACGGCCAGCTCGATCGCCGAGCCGCCGAGCGCGACGAGCAGCAGCCAAGCGAACCATGAGACATGGCGACGATGCCGCGCGCCGTCGCGGCGATAGAACAGGATGCGCAGCGCCGCGACGCTGTACGCGATCAATGCGATCAGTGCGAGGGGGTTGTGCATGGGTCAGCCCTTTCGAAACAGCGCGAGCAGGTCGAAAGACTTGATGCGCTCGATCAGTTGCAGAGTGACAGTGATCGCCAGTGCAGCGGCGAAGAAAGCAGCAACGCCCGTGCTCGTGATCGGCGTGTGATTCACAACATCGGGCGCGGCCAGATAGCCGGCGATCAGCGAAATCACGAGATAGGCGAAACGCTTGGCAAGCGTCAGGTCTTTCGAGGTCACGACGACGAGCGCCGCGCCCGTGAAAGCGCCGATGAGTGCATTGCCGTCGATGCCGGGAAACAGGCTTGCAAAGCCAATGCCGGCCGAGATAGCGGCGACGGTGGTGGTGCTAGGTTCGGCCATGTTGGCGACTCCGGGTTAGTCGAAAAGGTTGACGAGCTGGATCGTTGTTTGATCGCTCGGCGGATCGGGCAAGTCGACCGCGAGGCCGTGAGGCAGCACGGGGCCGTAATCGGCGAGGCCGGCATTCTGTTCGAGCGTCGTTTCGACGACGCCTTTCGTGCGGCCGAGGTAGCGAAAACAGAGGGCGTCGACCGTATCGCCTTGTCGTGCATAGACGCGCATCAGATCAGCTCGATCGTTGTGCGCGCGACGCCGCGCATGTCGTTGATCGCTTGGCGTGCGTTGCGGCGATCGGCGTCGATCGTCGTCACCAGCTCGTCGGCGTCGTTCGCGCCCGACTTCGTGCTATCGAAATCGCGATACTTCTCGGTGAGGTCTGCACGCGCGAGGAAATAGACGGCGCGGCGATAGCGCGCGAGCTGCACGCTTTCGCCGCCGATCGAGTCGGCCGGCAGCTCGGAGAGCGATGCGACGCCGGCCGCTTCGTTCGACGCGCGCCAGCTCGCCAGCTCGCGATTTACTTCGTCGATCGCGGCGATCACGGCATCGCGCAGTCGCGCCGTTGTGACGGTGCCGGTGAGGCGCACGGCTTCGCGCATATGCGCGAGGTCGATCGAGGGAAACCATGCGACGTTTTCGACGCGCAGCTCGTCGGCCGGCGCGGCCGGTTCGGGCGTGATGGTCGGTGATTCGATCGCGTTAAAACTCGTCATGGCTTCAGCTCTGAAAAGGTGGGCGGTGGGCCGGCGTCGGATCGCGTTACCGTCAGGTGTTGCGATCGTCAGCCGGCGCCGCCCAGGCCGGGGTGGGCTCTTTACGTGCGGCCGGCGTTGGTGCCGGCCGCATTGCTCGCTTTCTCAATGCGGGCAATGTCCTGTTTCACGCCGGCGCGCTCGTCGAGGTCGAGCGCACGGCGCAGGTGTTCGAGTGCGGCCGGCGCGTCGCCGTCGCGTTCGAGGGTGTAACCGATCGCCTTGTGCAGCTTGGCGCGCACTTGGTCGTGCATGTCGTGCGCCTCGGTGAGCTGCGCGACTTCGACGAGCTGCGCGACGCTCACGCGATCGCCGTTCGCGTCTTTCTTGAACGATGAAAGCGACGCCTCGGCGAATTCCTCGGCGATCGCAGTCGCAAGCGTGCGGTCGTATTGATCGGGCAGCGTCATCCGGTGCGCGATCGCATAGCGCGCGATATCGAGCGCGCCAGCGAAGTCGCTCACGTCGACGCGCCAGATCATTACGGTCGTGAGCACATCGTCTTGAGCGCCCCGCCCGCCACTCAGCGCGCCGGCGACATATTCGACGTATTCGGGCAGCAGCTCGGCGCGCTTCACTTCGATTTTTCGCGCGATCGACTTGATTTCCTTGAGTCGTCGCCGATCGATCGCGAGTTTCGCAAGCATCAGCTCGTAAGCGCTTCCGACCATCGTTTCGCCCGCGCCGGCCGAGGCCGACGCGAGGCTTGCCGATACGCGCTGAAAATGGCGTCGTGCGGGGCTTGTCATCGCGTCATGCCTCCGTTACGCCGCCGGCGCGATTTCGATGTTCTCGGCGACAGCAGCGCGGCCGAGGTCTTCGACGACATACGCATCGTTCGACGATTCATAGTTCTCGATACGGTCGCGCTTCGCGTTGTCGACGATCGTGCGACGCCGTGCGCTGTCTTGAAAGTACAGCGACAGATTGTCGAAACTCGTCACCATCACGGCATTGGCCGGGAAGAAAGGAACGGTCACGGCCGGCAGGTTGCCGATGCGCTTCTGACTTTGGATCACGTCAGCGGCCATCATTTCGGTCGGCGCTTGGGCCTTGTTGACGAGCGGGAAATACTTGTCGTGCAACAGGCCGCGACCGCACATCACGACGAGCGCCGTGTCGTCTTGGTGCCACGGGTCGATCATGCTCGCGACCAGATCGGCGACGAGCGCATCGAGGTTCGCGTAATCGCCGGCCGCGCCGACGACGATCTTGCCGGCCGTCTTCGCGCCTTCGTCCATCACGCGTTGCGGGGCTTGGTCGCGCATGCGTTGCAACCAGCCCTTATTGACGTCCTGCAACAGCGGGTTAGCTGCACGGTCGGACGTTGCCGCACGCGAACGGCCGTTGAAACCGATCGCGATGCGGTCGAGCGCTTGACGGCGCACGATCACGTCGCGAATGCGGGTCTGGAAATCGGGAAACTTCGCCCACGCGTCGAGCAGCGCATACGTGATGTGCGAGTCGAAATTCGTTTGCGTGCAGTTGTAACCGTTCTCGTCGAGGTCGGTCACATCGGCCGTTGCGCGATCCTTCTGCGTCGTGTCGGTCGTGCTCGCGATCGGCGAGCCGACGCCGAGGCCGAGCTTTGCGCCTTCCTTGTCGGTCACGCCGATAACGTTGATGCGTTTCAGAAAGTCGCTCGATTCCCGAATGCGGGTTTCGAGCTTTTGTTGCACGCTCGGCGACACGGCGAATTTCTTCGTCGCGTTCGGGATGCCGTTGAGCTTGGCGATCGCTTCGAGGAATTGATCGAAAGCGAACCGGGTTTCGTTGCGCATGTGGTGTGTTCTCCGGGGCAGTGAAAGGGAGTGATTGCCGGGTTAGCAATCGGTCGTTACGGTGCCGCCGGCCGAGCCGGTCGACGCGGGGCGTTGCACGCCGCTCTCGGTTTTCGAGAGCTGCACTTGCAGCTCGTCGAATGCCTTGCGATCGGCTTCGCGTGCGGCGCTCAGTTCGGCGACTTGCTTCGTGAGTGCGGCGATCGTTGCGGCCTGTTCGTTGCCGTGCGTCGCGAGCGCTTCGCATGCTTGCGCCACGTCAGCGAAACGCGAGTCGTCGGCCGCCTGTTTCTTGCTTGCGCCCGTCAACAGCTCTTTCACGCGGGACAGCAGCGCCGGCAGCACGGCCGGTTGTGCCGCTTCTTCAAACTCGATCACGGTTTCGTCGGCGACCGTGAAAAGGTTCGTCGGCGATACCTTGCGGCCGGCGAACGGCGAGGCGTTCGGGTTCTGAGCTGCGAAAGAAAGGATTTCGGTGCCGAGGCTCGCGGGGCTATCGGTCACGGCGAGGCCGATGAGATACGCCTGTTTCGTGTCGGCGAATGATGGGTCGATTTCGCACGAGGTGTAAATCTTTTGCTTCGCCTTCGTCATCGCGACCAGCTCGGCAGTCGGCTCGATTTGCGCGAACAGTCCGAGCTTGCCGGCGAACTCGCCCGTGAGTTCTTGCGTTTCGACCGCGAGCACGTCGCCGTATGCCTTGAACGGGCCATCGGGCACGATGCCGCGATAGTGTTCGAGGTTCACGCGTGCGCCGTATTTCGTCGGCGAGTAGTTCGCGGCAATCTGTTCGAGCCATGCGCGCTCGATCACGCGGCCGTCAGTCGTCGCGCCTTCGACGGCGATGCGGAACATCTTGGATTTCGCGAGCTTCGTCGCGTCGGCCGCAGCGGTCGAGCCGATCGCCATAGCGCCGAGGCCGGCCGCGCCGGCGATGCCGTGCCCGCTCAGAAACGAGAGCGCATCGGCGTGATTGAAAACGGCGCTTGCGGCGAGCGTCGCCGCGTTTGCGTCCATCGTGACAGCGAGCGCGATCGCCGCGACGGCGAGCGACATGAGCGACAGCTTGCGAAATTGCATTGTTAGGTCTCCAACAGGTTCGAGGGGGGCAGCGTGAGTTGATATCTTGCGATCACGGCCGCAAGCGCTCAACGTTTCGCGTTTGTTCGCGTGTCGGGTACACATAGGCGGGCGTGCTTGCGCACGCGCGACACGCGAAACTTGCCGGCATGATCGAAACAGCCGATATCACCCCCGCACTCGAATCGAATGCCGACCCTCGCCGGATTGCGCGCGCGCTCTACTGGCAGGGTTGGCGCATCACGTCCGTCGCCGAGCACTTGCAGCTCAAACGCGCGACCGTCGAGGCATGGAAACAGCGCGACGAGTGGGACAAGGCCGCGCCGATCGAGCGCATCGAGTCGTCGCTTGAAACGCGCCTCGCGGTGCTCATTTCCAAGCCGGTAAAGACGGGCAGCGACTTCAAGGAAATCGACTTGCTCGGCCGTCAGGTCGAGCGGCTTGCACGCGTGCGCAAGTACGGCGAAACGGGGAAAGAGAGCGACTTAAACCCGAACATCGAGGCGCGCAACAAAGCGCCCCGTAAAGAAAAGGCCGCCCGCAACGATTTCAGCGACGAGCAGATCGCACGGCTTCACGAGGCCTTTCTTGATTGCCAGTTCGGTTATCAAAAGGTGTGGTATCGAAACGGCCATCAGCGCACGCGCAACATTCTCAAGTCGCGGCAGATCGGCGCGACGTTCTATTTCGCACGCGAGGCGCTAGACGATGCCTTGCAGACTGCGCGCAATCAGATTTTTCTATCGGCCAGCAAGGCACAAGCGCACGTTTTCAAGTCGTACATTCGGCAGTTTGCCGCCGAGGCCGCCGAGGTCGAATTGACTGGCGACCCGATCATTCTGCCGAACATGGCCGAGCTTATTTTCCTCGGCACGAATTCGCGAACGGCGCAGAGCTATCACGGCAATTTCTATTTCGACGAGTATTTCTGGGTGAGCGGGTTTCGCCAGCTCAACAAGGTTGCATCGGGCATGGCGATGCACAAGAAATGGCGAAAGACGTACTTTTCAACGCCGTCGAGCATCACGCACGAGGCTTACACCTTCTGGAGTGGCGAGCACTACAACAGGGGCCGCGCAAAGGCCGATCACATTCATCTCGATATTTCGCACTCGGCGCTCGCTCGCGGCCGGCTCTGCGAGGATCGACAGTTTCGCCAGATCGTAACGGTCGAGGATGCCGTCGCCGGCGGTTGCGACTTGTTCGATATCGACGAGCTGCGCCTTGAATACAGCGCGCAGGAATACGCGAATCTGTTGATGTGTCAGTTTATCGACGATACCGCGTCGATCTTTCCGCTTGCCGAGCTGCAACGCTGCATGGTCGACTCGTGGGAAGAATGGGCCGACGATTTCAAGCCGCTCGCGCCCCGCCCTTTCGGGTTCCGTCCGGTATGGGTTGGCTACGATCCAGCGCTTTCCGGCGACTCGGCCGGCCTTGTCGTCATCGCCCCGCCGGCGGTGCCGGGGGGAAAGTTCCGCGTGTTGCACAAGTGCCAATTTCGCGGCATGGATTTCGAGGGGCAAGCCGAGGCGATTCGACAGATCACTCAGCAATACAACGTCGAATATATGTCGATCGATACGACTGGCATCGGCCAGGGTGTTTATCAGCTCGTCAAACAGTTCTATCCGAGCGCGGTCGCGCTCAACTATTCGCCCGAAATCAAGGGGCGTCTCGTGCTTAAGGGCTTGTCGGTGATCGGCAAGGGCCGGCTCGAATTCGATGCCGGTTGGACAGACCTAGCGCAATCCTTCATGGCCATTCGGAAAACCATGACGGCGAGCGGCCGAAAGGTGACATACGAGGCGAGCCGCAGCGAGGAAACCGGCCACGCCGATCTAGCGTGGGCGTGCCTGCACGCGCTCGATAACGAGCCGCTAGAGGGCACGACCGCAAACAATACCGGCTTTATGGAGTTCTCTTAATGAGCAAGCGTAAGCAGCGCAGCAACTATCACGCGTCGGGCACGACGCCGGCGGCCACGTCGACGCCGGCGCGCGCCGAGGCCTTCACCTTCGACGATCCTGTGCCGGTGATGGATCGCGCCGAAATTCTTGACTACGTGCAAGCGTATGCGATCGGCGATTGGTATGAGCCGCCGGTGTCATGGGCGGGCCTTGCAAAGACGTTTCGCGCCGGCGTGCATCACGGGTCGGCGATCTACTTCAAACGCAATGTGTTGTCGTCGACGTTCATCCCGCACAAGTTGCTCACGCGCGAGGAATTCGACAAGTGGGCGCTCGATTTCCTCACGTTCGGCAATGCGTACATCGAGCGGCGAAAGGCAAGGATCGGCAATACGCTCGCGCTCAAACGCGCGCCGTCGAAATACGTGCGCCGGCGAACCGACTTGCAACGCTTCGCGCAGCTCAACGGCTATCAACAGATCGAATATGAGTTCGAGCCGGGTTCGGTGCATCACTTGATGGAACCCGACATTAATCAAGAGGTGTACGGCTTGCCCGAATATCTCGGCGCGCTGCACTCGGCATGGTTGAACGAGTCGGCGACGCTCTTTCGTCGCAAGTATTACGAGAATGGATCGCACGCCGGTTTCATCCTGTACATGACCGATGCGGCGCAGAGTCAAAGCGATGTCGACAAGATGCGCGAGGCGTTGAAAAACAGCAAGGGGCCGGGGAATTTCCGAAACCTTTTCATGTACGCGCCGAACGGCAAGAAAGACGGCATCCAGCTCATTCCGGTTTCCGAGGTCACGGCGAAAGACGAGTTCTTCAACATCAAGAATGTCACGCGCGACGACTTGCTCGCGGCGCATCGCATCCCGCCTCAGCTCATGGGGATCGTGCCGAGCAATACCGGCGGATTCGGCGCAACGGACAAGGCCGCCGAGGTGTTCGGCGTGAATGAAATCGCGCCCCTGCAACGGCGCTTTGAACAGCTCAACGAGTGGATCGGCGACGAGGTTGTGCGCTTCACGCCGTACAGCGTCGCGACGGCCGCGCTGGCGAAGTAACCGAGGATTTGCCCCAATAGGTGCCCGCCGGCGGCCAATGCCGGCGCGGGCCGGCGCGTCGACCGAGGACATGCCCCAATAGGTCGACGCGGCACGGGCGATTCTATTCGGACATTTTTGCGGTTTACAGTCTGTAAGCCTTATGTAACAAGGTGTTACAAAGTCAAGGGGTGCCGATTCTATTCGGACATTTTTGCGGTTGACGGCTTCAGAACAGAGCGGTCTGAGGATTCGGCCGAAACTTGAATTCGAGGCCGATCACCTTGCGGCCGGCGCGGCGCGCGTCCCATTCGATTTCGAGGCCGTTCTTTTCCGTCAGCTCTTTAACGGCCGGCTCGATCACGCGCACGCGCAAGGCTTTGAAGTCAGAGACACAGCTTTGCGGCACGTCCATCGCGCGGTGAAAATCTTCGATCGTTGCGATATAGCGGCCGGTGTCTTTCCATGACTGGAAACACTCGAACAGACGCCAGCTATAGGCCGAGCGCAGCGCAGCGGCCTGTTTCAGCTTGTATGACGTGAATTCCTTGCGCAGCCCGTACAGGTGCGGCACGACTTCGTGCCACCATTGCAGCTCTACCCATCCCTCGCCCTTCTGATACGTGACGCCGCCGACCCATCGGAATTTATGTTCCTCCGGGCCTTTACGCGTTTCGCGCATCGTCCGCACGTAGCGATTGAATAGCTTCTCGCTCGCATCGCGCAGTTGCGTATAGGCCGTGTCGAGGTCTACGTCGAACGTTTCGGCATACTCGGCCGCCGACAGTCGAACCGTCCATGCGCCATCCCGCACGAGCGGCACGCCGGCCGGCAGCGAGTCGATTTTCGAGATGCACGCCGAAATAAGCCGCTTCTCGGCCAGCAACAGGCTATGAGCTGCGCGCGTGAGTGCGTTGCTCATGTTCACATTCTTTTCGGCGATCGGCGCGTCGAGATCCATCTTTAGCGCTGCGCTTTGCTTTCTCATTCGGACACCCTTGCGGTTATTCGGACAACATCAAACGAGCGCCGATTGTGTCTATTCGGACGCCGTTTGTCAATTGTCCGAATGCGTCAATGTGGACAAGTCGCCGCACGGGCCTGTGGATAGGACCGCAAAAATGTCCGACAAACCGCAAAAACTGTCCTGATAGACCGCAGAAATGTCCGAATGATCGCCCGCAAACCCGCGCCGGTATTGGGTTTGCGGGCCTTTAAAAACGATGAGAAACGAAATACAAGAAACCGCACGCGCGAGGAAACGCGATCGCGGCCGGTTTTAACCCCACCCCCCCGCGCTTCGCGCTCCGCCCCGTGAGGGGCAACAAGTGCGCGCCTACGGCGCGACACTTGACGATCAAACCCATATCCAGACAAACGAGGGCCGCGCACGCTGGCGCGGCCGTGGTGCCCTACCCTCAGCAGCTCGCGACCAGCTCGGCGAGCTGCACGCGACTCTCTCACAAACCCATCAAGCGGCGAACGCATGCGGGGCTATGGCCTAACCGCCCGACGCGGCAAAGCCGCGCCGGGCGCTAAGGCCGACATAAATCGCGCCCGCCGCGTCGCTTCGCGCCACGTCGCCCGCTCAAGTCGGATCGCGTGCGATCCATGCCGATGCACCTGTGATGCACGAGCGCCCCAATGTTCAGCAGAGAGGGGGGCGATCCTGTCGGCCGTCGCCCTTCTCGATCGGCCGCGAGCCGTCGACGCCGTGAAACATCGGTGCAGCTCGCGGGCGTCGCCGTGTTTCATCCTGCAATTCGCCCTTCTGAGCGCTCGTCGTGCCGTCGACGTGTCACGGGGTCGCCGAGGCGCGTGCAGGGCCGCCACGGGGGCGCTACGGGGCCGGCAAGGGGTCGGCGAGGCCGGGGGAGCCGGCCGGCCTACGGGGCCGGCGTGCGGCCGACCGTCGCCCGAATTTCGCAGTCACCCCTCCGCGCCTGGCCTGTTCTTGGGTCGCCCCTTTTGATGCGGTCGAGCGCCGGCCGGCCGAGCGCCTTGCGGCAAGGCCTTCGCGGCGATTTCGAGGCCGCCGGCGTGATGCGATTCGATGCGCGTGAGCTGCGTTTCGAGCTGCGCGCCGGCCGGATGAATCGACAGCGACGAAAGAGCGGGCTTCCCGTCGCAAGTCGGGGGGTAGGGGGAGATTTTCGCGAGGATACGAGGATGCCGAGGGGATCGGCCTGAAACCCTTGTCGCATAAGGATTTCGCCCCCCTCGGCAATCCTCGGATGAGCCCTTTTTCGGGTGAGGAATCCGAGGATTAAAAAATAGGCAGGTGCGAAAACCGAGTGAATCCGGGTTCGGGTGTGAGTGCGCGCGCTTTTTCTTCTCAATGCCTATTTCTTTCTTTCTTTTCAATAACTTAATAAGAGAGAGAGTATAGAAACCGGCGAAACGGTGCCGAGGAAAAAACGGGGGCATCCGAGGAAAAAACGGGGTCGGTCGAGGATGGTGTTTGCTCAAGAATCAAAGACTTAGCGCGAAACCGGGCCGAAATCCTCGGGTTTTTGGATATGCCTGTGCCGACTTGCGAAACGACGCGGGCCGGCGTCGGCCGGCGCTCGATCGCCGGCTTTCTGGCGGCCGTCGACGAGCTGCGCGCGGTCGGATCGAGGCGGCCAGCGCCGGCGGCCGAGCATCGAGGCGCACGTCGACGAGCTGCGATCGCCGGCCGCGTCGCGCGCGCCGCTCGATCGAGAGCAGGGGCCGCCCTTCCCTACTCGGCCGCACGGTCGACGCGGGCACGCGACGCGGGCGCGGGCGCGATCGCGACCGCCCTACCCTCGCCGGCCGTCGATCATGTTGATATTGCATTGATATCAAGTTGCAATGAATATATAATCGGTATTCAGTTGGTATCGTGTTTATGTCAAGTTGATATCAACATGCTATGTAGGTAATACAAACCTTATTGGAGCATGCGAAATGATTTTTACGGTCGGGAACAGCAAGGGCGGGGTAGGTAAGTCGACGTGTGCCGTGCAGCTCGCCCTAGGGTTGGCGATCGAGGGGGAGCGGGTCTGGTTGATCGACGGCGATCGGCAGGAAACAAGCCTTAGCGCGATCACGGCGCGCGCCGACAGCGGCCGGCCGATGATCGCCGCGTCGGCCTATGCCGAGGGCGCGACGCTGCGCGCTCAGGTAATGCAGCAGCGCGCCAATTACGATCATGTCGTGATCGACGCCGGCGGCCGTGATTCGACCGCGTTGCGGGCCGCGCTCACGGTGAGCGACGCCGTGCTCATTCCTTTCCTTCCTCGTTCGTTCGATGTGTGGGCGTTGGCCGATATCGCGCAGATCGTCGACGAGTCGCGCGCGGTCGCCGACTTGCGCGCATTCGCGTTCGTGAATCGGGCCGACCCTCAGAGCGCCGATAACCGCGAGGCGGCCGAGGCGGTCGCCGAGTATCCGGGGCTTGAGTTGCTTGATGTGCGCGTGAGCGATCGCAAGGCCTTTGCGAACGCGAGCGGCGCGGGCTTGCACGTCGAGGAAATGAAGCGGCGCGACCAGCGCGCATGCGCCGAAATCGATCGGCTTCGCGGGGCGTTCTTCGCTGCAATGTCGACGGTAAGTTAATATCAAGTAAATATCGAGTTGATAGCGAGGTAATAGCAAAATGGGTATCACGAAACGGCCGACGCCGGCAAAGGTCGATCCAGCGGCGATCGAAAAATTCATCAACAGCGCGCCCGACGCGAAAGGGCAGGGCGTCGCAGCGCCGGCCGCGCCGGCTCCGGTTGCAGCTCCGACGCCGGCCGCGCCGGCGCGTGCCGTCGCATCGAGCACGCGAAAAACGCCGATCAGCTTGACCATTGACGCGGCGATCCTCGCCCGCATGGATGAGGCGGCCGCCGCGCGAGGTCTGAGCCGAGCGGCAGCGATCGCCGACGCGTGCGCCGATTGGCTCAAGAGCAAAGAGGGGGCATGAGAGTCGCCGCCGTGGTGTTGATCTTCGCGGCGCTTGAAATCGCGTGCGCGTCGGCTTGGCGAGTGATCGCCGACGCGAGCGATACGTGCCAGATCGACGACGAAAAGATTTGCGTCGAGTCGATCGGTTGGCTCGAACGATAACCGTGTGAAAAGGGGAATTGAATGACGCATCTGAAAATCGCGATCGCCGACGACGCGACAGCCGAGGGCTATTCGGAAATGAGCGAGGCCGAGGCCGTCGCGCTCGCGCAGTTGTGCAAGCGCATCACGTTTTCCGATCTTCGCTCGTGCTCGGTCGACAACGACGAGGCCTATGTGATGCGCGACGCCGTTGCCAAGTTGCAAGCGGCATTGCGCTCGGCCGGCTACGCGCCGAGGTAGGTCGAAAAAAAGGCCGCACGAGGCGGCCAAAAGGTCAGGCAGGGGGAATTCATCAGGCCGCCGGCGCCAGAGCGTCAGCGGCTTTTTTCATGGGCTTGTCGTGTCGCCGGCGCGCAGCTCGCGCGGCTCGTATCGGTGCGGCTCCCACTCGGCGCGAAACTCGCGCATGAAACGCTCGTGCGCGCGCTCGTTCTCGCGCTCGGCCGCGACGACGAGCGCGGCGAGGATCGGCACGGCCACGGGATAGAGCGCGATCGCGCCGAGCCGGCCGACGAGCGCGACGAGCGCGACAAGCAGCTCGCCGGCGTGCCCGCCGATCGCGCGCCATAGTCCGCGGTCGATCAGCGACACGGGCACTAACAAAGCCGTCTTTTTCAAAGCCTCGCGGTATTTCATAAACGTCACTCCGGTCGATTGGCGGGCCGCACGAGCGGCCGGCAGGGTTCGGGCAAGGGGTAGGGCAGGGCGGCCGGCCGGCGACGCGCCGGCGGCCTTCCTATCGCCTCCGGTGTCGCGCATCACGCCAGGCGACAAAGGTGCGTCGCAAGATGGTGTGAAAGCGTCGTGCGGCTTCTTGGTTGGTCGCCAGCTCGGCGCGCGATTCAATCTCACAGACGAGGCGGATAAATTGCGCGGCTTGCGCCTCGGTCACGGTTTCGATGTGGGGCGTAAAGATCGCCACCCATTCGCGAAACGTGGGGTCGTGCGGCAGCATGCCGGCGAGCTGTACGGTATCGATGCGGGTTTCGGCGCTCATGCCTCGCCTCAGTTCTCGTGTACGTGGTTCAGATTGCGAGCGACAGACAGGCCATAGCCGGCGAGGCGCTTGAGCGAGAGCGGGGTAAGGTGTTGCACGCGCTTTTGATGGATAGTCCGTTCGATTTCCTTGTCGCTGACCGCGACGCCGGCCGAGAGCAATTGACGGCGAAACACGGCCGGCGTTTTGACGGGCAGGGCGTTCCACTTCTCGCGCAGACTGTTCGAGCCGGCAATGTGGTCCATGATGTGAGCCGGCCGCACGAGCAAACAGTCTTCGCCTTCGACGTCATCGAATTTATACGGGTGCTTGAACGCACCCGAATCAATCTCGGAGAGAGCCGTTTCGAGAATCCAGACCCACGGCGAGCGGTCGGCGCTCGTCTCGGCGATATGGCGATTCATTTCGGCGAGCACATCGTCGCCGAACGCGCCGGCGTTCGTCGGGATGCCGGCGAAGTCGCACAGATAGGACCATGCGAGCAGCAGCGCGGCATAGTTCGAGGCCATGCGCTTCCCGCCTTCATCGTCGCCGCTTCCGCAGCTCTTTTTCAGGCAGTGCGCGCGCAGTTCTTCGTACTTGTCGAGCACGGTGTCGCGGTCCAGCTCGGCGAGATATTGCAACCATTGACGCACGGGAAAGCGCGGCAGATCGCGCGGCAGCATCGGGCCTTTCTTGCCGGTGAGGTTGGTGCGCACGAGCTTTCCGTGCAGCGATCGCACGGGCACATCCTCGCCGGCGAGCAGCACGGGCGCAGAGAGCACGTATTCGGTCATTTCCGAGCCGCGTTTCGTGATCGTGTATTGGTAGTTCTCTTGCAGCAGGCCGACCGCTTTATCGATCACGTCTTGCTTGCGCGCGCTCAGTTCTTCCCATCCGACAGGGTGCGATGTGTGGCTGATACTCGTCAGCAAACGAAACTCGGTTTGCAGGGATTGCCCTGAAAACATCGTGAAACCGATCGTGCGTTCGAGCGCCTTGATGAGCGTCGATTTGCCGGCGCTCTTGTCGGCTTGCATCATCATGTGCGGCCAGAATCCGAGCAGGGCCTTAAGGTGCCCGCCTAGTCCCCATACGAGCGCGAGGGCCGCCGCGTTGTCTTTGAACGTCTCTTGATACTTGCCGATCACGCGGGCCGCGTCCGAGGCCGTGCCGCTCGGAAACGTGAGGTTGTGATACGGGCATTGCTGTTCGGCATTCGTGAAATAGCAGTCGGGGCCTTCATTGACGACGAGCCGGCCGTCGCGCCATGCGAGGCCGACATAGTTCGCGGCCTTGCGTGCGCCGAGGTGTGCCGAGCGTTCGAGGATCGTCACCATGCGCGAGAAGCGTTTCGGCTCCCATATCGGGCCGAACTGGTTCCATACCGTGAGGTTGTGAATCTGTTTGTCGTTGAGCACGGCGCGCGTGAGGTCCGCGCCATGTCGCGGGGTCTGCACGGTCACGGCGAAATAGACGGTCGGCGAGTTGTCGGGATCGCCCGTCATGGTCGACGAGGCGCTTGCGACAGCCACGCGGCTAAACGACGCGACACGAAAGCCGGCGAGGTCGATATGCGTCGGTGCATCGTCCTCGGTTTCGCCGGCCTTGGCGATGTATGTCGAGAAGTCGAGCCGCGAGCGGAAACGCCAGTATTGCGCGAAGTCGTGCGAGGGCAGGAACACGCGCGGCTTTCCCTTCCGAGTCGTGTCGCCGGCCATGCCGGGGATAAGCCATTGCTCGTAAGTGTCGAGCGCCTTGCGCAGCTCGTCAGCGCCGCGCAGTTGCAGGTAGTCGTTTACATCGTTGATCGATTCGGCCTTGTTCGAGCCGTCCGCAAGGTCTTTCACCCATTCGGCTTGATCGATCAGGATGCACGCAATGTTGAGTGCGGTAAGGCGCTCATACAGCTTGCATGCGGCATCGGGGCCGGGGCGTTCGCCGGCGCGCGGCTTGTCGTCGGCGATCACATCATCGTTATCGAGACAGATCACGACTTGCTTGCCGCGCAGAAACGTAAAGTCGATGTTGTCGACGTTGCCGATGCCGCGCAGTGCATAGGCGGCCGTGCCGGGGACGCCGCACGAGTCGACCGACAGCGCATTGATTGCGCTTTCAACGATCACGACGCGGTGAGCCGCGTGCAGCTTGCGCGGGTCGGCCGTCCATCCGTGCCCGTCCTTCTCGCCTTGCGTCTGCGTCTTGACGTTGCCATTAAGGGCCGGGTCGATATAGCGCATGTCAGCGGCGACGAGCTGCGAACCGTTAAGGGCATGCACGAGGAAAACGGCAGCGGGGCCGCCGTGCCCGACTTCGCCGGCCGGCCGCTTGGGGCTTGTCCAGTCGTTATAGCCGAGCGTCTTGCACTTCAACGCCCGATCGATCGCCGCATCGGCAATGCCGCGTGATTTGAGATAGTCGCGCGCCTTCTCGCGGTGCTCGATAGCGCGCTCGGCGATGTAGTCGATCGCGGTTTTCGTGCGGGTCGGTTCGGTCGGCTTATCGATCGTGTCGAACGGGATGCCGAACGCTTCGTGCAGATAGCGCATTGCCTCGGATACGTCGCAGCCTTGCACGTACATCACGAGGTCGATGCACGAGCCGCCCTTGCCGGTCGAATGATCTTTCCAACCTTCGCCCTTCTCGGGGAGTGCGGGAAAGATCGACAGCGAGGGCACTTTGTCGGTCGTGTGCGGCGAGTGGTAATTCGCCTTTTCGCCGCCTTTGCCTTTCTTGATGCCGAGTCGATCGGCCAGCTCGTGAAGGTCGACACGGCGCTTGAGTTCGGTGATCGATGCCATTTTTCAGAATCGCGGGCGTGAGTTCTCCCGGCCGCAGCTCGCCGAGCGCGGCTAGGAAAGGGTATTTTGTGGGGATTGGTTTAGAGCGTGCCGGCCGCGTCGTCGAGGCCGTTCGCGAGCGTGGCGCGCGTGCTCGGCACGGGCACGCTCGCCAGTGCCGGCGTCTTTACAAGGTCGATCAGCTCGGCGACCGTGAAAACGCGCATCATGCCGTTTCTAGGGTCACGAATGAATACGGTGTGGCTCGTGGTGAGCGACACGTCGACATAGGCCTTGCATCGGCTCGATTCGCGCTCGCCGTATGCCTGGAGCGTTGCGATTTCCGCCTCGCGCTTCGATACGAGCTGCGTATCGATCAGGTGCGCTACACATCGATCGATCAGCATGGCGCGATCGTGGTCGAGGTGTTCGGCTTGGTGTTCGCCGAGAAACGCGAGCGCAACGTAATGCAAAGGCTTGTCGGTGTTCATCATGGTTCGGTCCCTCAAAGGTTCGCCCGTTCAGTCGACGAGCAATTGAAGTTGTTTCATCACGCGTTCTCTGACGTGTGGCGAAAGCGGCAATCGAATCGCCTCATTCGGCTTTGCACTCGGCGACAGCGTTCGCACGGCTTCGAGATTCGCGACGAACGTGTGCCCGCATTCTGGATCGCGGCAAACGAACACGATTTCTCGCAACGTGATCGACATATAGCGCGACGATCGAGCGATAACGCGGCCTTTGCAGTGCGGGCAATCGATGGTGAATCGCATAGGTGTTACTCCGATCGAGATAAGGAATCCGCCCCCGGCCTTGATCCTTCACGGTTCCAGCATCTTCTAGCGGCTTCGCCTTTTCGCGTTGCTCGCATATTGTTCAAGTCCGACGAGATAGATAATCCGAGCCATCTGCGCTTCGCTGCGTTGCTCTTGCTTGGCGAGGCGTTGCAGGTTGTCGATTTGCTCGGCGCTAAGTGGGATCGGCACGCGTTTCGCCGATGAGTTTCGAGAGGTCATGGTGCGCATGTCTATTTCAGTCTGTAACAGGTGGTCGCTTAGTGTTACTAAGTGTAATTGTACGCCTTACCGTCTGCTAACGCACATATGTATTTGTAATTTTTAAGGCCCAAAATGAAAGAAAAGAAGGCGCGCATTCAAAGCATCGTCGACAGAATGAAAGAGGTTGTCGGCGTGAAATCCGATGTGGATCTCGCCGAGGCCATCGGTGCTTCGCGCAGCTCGCCCGCCGTGTGGAAAATTCGCGACCGCATGCCGCTCGCCGAGTGCGTCGCGCTCGCGGAAAAGAAGGGGGTAAGCCTTGACTGGTTGGTGCTCGGAAGGGGCACGCCGGGGATAGAGGAACCCGAACAAACCTTGAACCCGTTCGCCATGCCCGACATAGAGGGCGGGGGCAGTTACGTCGAGTTGCCGGCCTTTGAAATGCCGGCTTTCATCGAGGGGGAAACGGCGCAATCGACGATACGCTTGCCGCGTGCTTGGCTTGAGCCAGAAGCGTTAGGCATCGTCGAGGGGGTGAATGATTCGAGCTTTGCCCCTATGGAAACGATCGCGATGCGCGTTCCGGGGAACAGCATGGCGACGACAATCAACAATGGCGACGTGGTGCTCGTGGATCGACGGCCGCGTGATGTTGACGGCGTTTATGTGTTGCGTATGGGGGATAGCGTCAGATTGCGGCGAGTGCAGCGCATGCACGGGGGAGAGCTGCGTTTGATAACGGACAATGCCGCCTATCAATCTGAAATCATCAGCGCCGAACAGGTCGACGCCGTTGAGTTCATCGGGTATTGCTTCGCGATCTTGAGGAATTTGCGCTAGTGCGCTTTCGTGCGGGCGCGGGCTTCTCGGCTTCTTTCTTCTCAGCTCGTTTGAGTGAGTTGTAAAGCGTCGGTTTGCTAACGCCGTAGCGCTTCGCGATGCTCGCCATCGAGATATCAGGGCTTTTCATCAGCACGCGTATTTCCTTGATCGCGGCATCGTCGAGGGCAGCGGGCCGGCCGCCGTTGCGACCGCGAGCGCGATCCGCTTTCAGGCCGGCGAGGGTGTTTTCGCTTATCACGTCGCGCTGATACTGAGCCATTGCCGCAATGAAACCGAAAAACATGCGGCCTTGCGCGGTGCTCGTGTCGATCTTTTCCGACAGGCTTTCGAACGCGACGCCACGGCCGGCCAGCTCGTCGACTATCTGCACGAGGTCGACGAGCGAGCGGCCGAGGCGATCGAGCCGCCAAACGATCAGCGTGTCGCCCTTGCGTAACGCCCGCATCATGTTCGCCAGCTCGGGCCGGCCGGCCTTCGACTTTCCGCTCGCCTTTTCTTCGTACACCTGCACGCAACCAGATCGCGCGAGCGCGTCGTGTTGCAGCTCTAGGTTTTGATCGACCGTCGACACGCGTGCATAGCCGATGCGCATGCCGCCGCTCACGATATCGAGTGTTCCCTTGTCGGCCGGATCACGCATGTTCAATGCCTCGCAGATATGCGCCGAGCTGCGCGCGTTGGTAGCCGATGCCGCCGGCCGTTTGCTCGATCTTCACGTCGCGATCGAGCAAACCGAGTTCGATGCGCCGCTCGATCGCCGCGCGCATCACGCGCCGGTATGTCTTGCCGCCGGCGAGCAATATCGAGCGCACGCCGGCCGGCCATTCGATCGCGTCGAAATCGGGCAGCTCGGCGAGCATTTCATCGGCGCGCGCCTCGCTCATGCGTTGCTCGTATGGCTCGATCACGCGATCGGCTTCGATGAAACCGTGCTTTGCCGACAGGATGACAACGGCCGGCCGGGTCGCCGGCGCGTTCGCGCGAAACGTCGAATACATCACGCCTTGATAGAGGTCGAGAGCCGGCGCGGCCGTTGAGGCCTTCGTCGCCGAGCACGTCATGATGACGAGGTGCTTTTGCATGGTCGCCTGTAGTGGTTAAAAAACCCGTCGTGCGGGCGTTTTTGTTACTTTGATTATTTTACGATGTTTCTTTACGGCATGGGCGGAAAAAAGGGGCGCAGCGCGCCCCAAAGCAGAACAGGAAAGAAAACGGTCGTTTATTTGCCGCCCTTGCGGAAATGCGAGCGGTGCCGGTCGCTCGTCGGATCGTCGCGCGTCTCAAGGTCGAGGTCGCAGGTATAGCCGGCGTCGCTCATTTCGTGCCGCACCTTCTTCACGAGCCACGATTCGGCGTCGATATCCGGTTTCCAGCCGTTGAGATAAACGGGCACTTCGGGGTAAAGGTCGGGTCGGCCGAGCGCGAGCGTGAGCGACATGGTTGCCTGACTGCGTTGCGTGCGGTTCAGCTCGGCCGTTGCCGCCGCGCGTGCCTCGGCTTCGGTCGGGTAGGTCTCCGGCAATACCTTCATGTTGTGTTGGTCTTCGCCGCCGACGACGACAGCCTTGCGCTTTGCGCGGCCGGTCGCGTGATAGTACGCACGCACGCCGGCATAGTTCTCGCGCTCCGATACGTGATAGCGGTGCCGGTCGCCTTCCTTACGGGTCAGCTCAACGGGGCCGAGTGCTTTGCCGGTAACGCTCGTGCCGTGTCCGATCGGCATGAAAAGCAAGTGCGAGTCTTTCACGTTCATCACGGCGTCGTAACGCTTCGCGAGGCGCGTGAGAAACGACATATCCGACTCGTGCGTTTGATCGATGTGCGCGATCACGACTTTCGCGAGCGCTTCGGCGATCGCCGGCTTTAGCCCGTGCGTGCCGGCGATCTTGCGCACGATCGCGCCGATCGTCTCGCCGTGCCAGCTCTTTTCCTTTCGTTCGCCCAGGCCTTTCGTCATCGAGGCCGATCGCGCCTGAATGGTGAGCATATCCGGGGAGCCGGCATGCTCGATTTCGTTGATCGTGAATGAGCCCTTGTCGACGAGTCCGGTGTCTTCCCATCCGATCGACACGCGGATCACTTCGCCGCGCTTGGGTAGCGCGAGCTTGCCTTGCGAGTCGTCGAGCGAAAGCATGAGGGTGTCGGCTTCTTCGCCTCGCGACTCGTCGAGCGAAAGGTGATTCAACAGCGGCGACAGCTTGCTCGTGAGGTCTTTGCCGTCGAGCGTGATTTGATAGATCGGCGTCGGTTGCTTCATTCTTTTTTGAGGTGATCGTTTGCAGGGTCGGTTTTCGTTTTCACGAGGCCATCGTCGACGCGCATCAGGTTCAAGGTGAATTCGATGCGCCTCGGCGTGCCGTCCTTCGCGTGCAGCGATTGCCCTTCGTCGAGGCCTTCGATCACGAAAGCGCCGTACACATTGCCCGCGCCGTCGACGAGCACATACGCCTCGCCATCGTCGCCCATGTCGCGCAGCTCGCGAACCGACGCGAGCTTGCCGATGCCTTGATCGGGCGCGAACCATCCCGACAGCGTGATCGAGTCGTCGCCCGCGCCGGTAAATTGCCGCGCGTTACGGCCGCCGACGCGCGACGTGCTCGGATGCTTCCAGCTCGTGCGCCGTTGCAGCTCTTGATAAGCCAGCGTCGACAGGCTGAAAACGAATTGCCCTAACGACATCATCATCGTTTCTTTCCTCCGTTAATCCGACAGGCGCGAGCTAACGCGCGAGGCCTTCTTGCGATCGATATCGGCGAGCACTTGGCGCACTTGGTTCGCGATCTCTTTCGGGTCGTTGCCGGTGATGTGAAACACATAGCTATCGCCGGCCGCCGCCGATGCCGCGCCGGCCGCGTTTCCGGCCGCTTGGCGGGCTTGCAGGGCGGGGCGCGTGTCAAACGTCACGCCGGGGCCGCCGGCCGGCGTGCCGGCCGCCTGTGCGCCTTGCGCAGCGAATGAGGTCGCCGCGAGCGTCGCGAGGCCGACCGCAGCTTTCGCGATGCGGCCTTGCTCGCCTTCCATGCCGATCGCCGCGCCTTGCGTGATGAACCCGCCCAGCTCGCCGAATACGCGCGACGGGCTATGAATGCCGAGCTTTTCCTTGAACCATCCGACCGTGCTTGATGCGACGTTCGTGATCGCCGCTTGAACAGCGCCGAGGCCGCTAGTGATGCCATTCACGAGGCCGGCGATCAGGTTCGAGCCGAATTCGGAAAACTTCGACGGCATATCGATGCCGAACCATTGCAGCACGGCCGCGAAAGCCGAGTAAAACAGGCCCATCGGCGACCAGTTGAGAATAAGCGCGCCGATGCCTGAAATGCCGCCGGCGAACGCCTGTTGAATCTGCGACCATAGGCCGCCGAAAAACGCCTTGATCGGTTCCCAATAGGTATAGATCGCGACGGCGAGCGCGGCCACGACAGCGACGACGCCGGCGATCGCAGCGATCACGCCGAGGCCGGCGACGCCGAGCGTCGTAAAGGCAAACGAAACGGCCGCGAGCGGGCCGAGCACGCCGGCGAGCATCACGAGAATGCCGCCGCCGGCCGCGAGCAGCACGGCGAGCACGGCCGCGATTTTCATGATGCCGTTAGCGAGGCGCGGGTTATCGCGTGCCCATTGCCCCATGCGTTGCGACATATCGCCGAGCCATTCGACAACGCCTTTCACTTCCGGCGCGATCGCCTCGCCGAACGCGACGAGGCCATTCGTGAAGGTGCCGCCGGCCGCTTCCCACAAGTTTTTGAGCGTGCCGAGCTGCGCATTCACGCGCTCTTGCATCGAGGCCTGTGCGGCCATCTTGCCTTGCACTTCGTCATAGCCGGCTTTCCCTTTCTCGATCATCAAAGAGATAACCTGCAACGTCTCGGCGTCGTCGCCGAAAACTTCTTTCAGCACGCCGAGGCGCTTTTGCGTGTTGAGCGTCTTGAGCTTTTCGAACTGCGCGAACATCTTGTCGAGGCCGCCGAATTCGCCCTTGCCGTCAGTAAAGTCAAGGCGTTGCGCCGGCGCGAGTTGCTTGTTTGCCTTCGCGACTTTCTTCGCGTCCATGCCGAGCTGAAACACCTTGCGGTATGCGTTGCCGGCCGCGCTTCCTTCCATGCCCGATTGATCGGCCATCACGGGGTCGTCTCAGAAAACGGAAAATAAAGCACGCTAAGCCGGTTGCAGCGGCCGTAGCGGCCTGAACTTGCCCGCGCCGATCTTGGCGCTGCTGCGCCAGAGGTAATCGCCGGTCAGGTTGATGTGCTTGGGTATTTCGGCGCAACGTGACCGCCGATTTCGGGATCGTGACCGGTCATTTCGGTCATCGTGACCGGCCTCCGATTTCGACTCATCGTGACCGACCGTTTCGGCGTCGTGACCGCCCATTTCGGTGATCGTGACCGCCGTGACGTCGCCCTTTGAGGAGGGCGCCGGCGCCGCCGGCAATGCTGCGTAGAGAACGCAACCCGGGCCTCCTACCCTCGACGGTTTTTTGCCTTCGAGGCGCGGATGCCCAAGCAACAACTCTCTCTACGCATGATCAAGGATCTCCTTCGCCTGAAGTGGCATGCGAACCTGTCCCACGAGCAGGTCGCCGCCGCATTGAAGATCTCCAAGGGCGTCGTCGCCAAGTACGTTGGCCTGGCCAACGCCGCCGGCCTGGACTGGGCCATGGTGCAGGACTGGAGCGAACAGCAGCTCGCGACAGCGCTGCAGCCGCGCTCGGCCACGGCGCTGCCCGTCGTCGTTCCCGACTGGGGGCGCATCCACCGCGAACTCGACCGCAAGGGCGTCACGTTGATGCTGCTGTGGCAGGAGTACGTGGCCGCCCACCCCGAGGGCCGCACCTGGCGCTACACGCAGTTCTGCGAGCACTACAAGGCCTTCGCCGCCACACTCAAGCGCTCGATGCGCCAGCGCCGGCGGGCCGGGGAGAAGATGTTCGTGGACTACGCCGGTTCCACCGTGCCCTTGAGCGACGGCGCCCGGGCCCAAGTCTTCGTCTCGGCCATGGCCGCGTCCAGCTACGTCTTCGCCTGCGCCACGCCCGCACAGCGCCTGGACGACTGGATCGAGGGGCTGGTACGCGCGCTGCACTTCTACGGCGGCGTGCCGCAGCTGGTGGTGCCGGACAACGCCACGGCCGTGATCGCTTCGGCCGACCGGTATGAGCCACGCGCCAACGACACGGTGCAGGACTTCGCCCGCTACTACGGCACCTCTGTGCTGCCGGCTCGCCCTCGTTCTCCACGGGACAAAGCCACCGCAGAATCTTCGGTCCAGGTGATCGGCCGCTGGGTGCTGGCCAGGCTGCGCCACCACCGCTTCGACACCGTCGCGCAGGTCGATGCGGCCATCGCCGAGCTCCTGCCCAGCGTCAACCAACGCCCCTTCCAGAAGCTGCCCGGCAGCCGCGCCAGCGTGTTCGCCGAGCTGGACGCGCCGGCCCTGATGCCGCTGCCAGCGCAGCCCTACGAGCTGGCCCGCTTCAAGACCGTGAAGGTCCACATCGACTACCACGTCGAAGTGGACGGCCACCGCTACAGCGTGCCCCATGCGCTGGTCCAGCAGACGCTGGAGGCGCGGCTGACCCGCCACGGCGTGGAATTGCTGCTGCGCGGCCAGCGGGTGGCCGCGCACGTACGCAGCCATCGGCGCGGGGGCTTCACGACGGTGGAGGCTCACATGCCGGCGGCGCACCGCGCACACCTGCAGTGGACGCCCCAGCGCCTGATCGAGTGGGGCCAGCAGATCGGGGTGGCCTGCGGCGAACTCGTCACGCGGCTGCTGCAGACCTACAAGCACCCGGAGCACGGCTACCGCTCGTGCCTGGGGCTGCTCAGCCTGTCGCGCACCTACGGTGGCCAGCGCTTGGAGGCGGCATGCGAGCGCGCCCTGGCGCTGGGGACCGTGCGCTACCGGCATGTGCGTGACCTGCTGGCCAACAACCGCGATCTCGTTGCGCCAGACGCGGCCACCGAGTGGACCAGTCCGGCCCACGCCAACGTCCGTGGTCCGGACTACTACCAGTGACACGCCGCTCCACACCCCCCACCACGATCCGAACCCCCAACGCTCATGCTCAACAACGCCACCATCGCCCAACTGCGCGCCCTCAAGCTTCAAGGCTTCGCCGACGCCCTGCAACAGCAGCACGACCAGGCAGACTGCCTGGGGCTGTCCTTCGACGAGCGCCTGGCCTTGCTGGTCGAACGCGAGGTTTATGCCCGCGGCGACCGCAAGCGCACCCGGCTGCTGCAGCGCGCGCAGCTCAAATACCCAAGCGCCACGTTGGAGGACGCGAGCTTCGAGGGCGTGCGCGGCATCGACCGCGCCGCGCTGATGGGGCTGGCGCTGTCAACCTGGATCGAGCGCGGGGAGACGATCTGCTTCGCAGGCGCTACAGGCTTGGGCAAGACATGGCTGGCTTGCGCGCTGGCGCAGTACGCCTGCCGTCAGGGGCACTCAGCGCTGTACCTGCGCGTGCCGCGGCTGGGCGAGGAGCTGCGCGTGCTCCACGGTGCCGGCAGCTTCCGGCGCTGGCTGCAGCAGTTGGCCAAGATTGACGTGCTCGTGCTGGACGACTGGGGCACGGGTCCCCTTGACGCGGCCACGCGGGCCGATTTGCTGGAGATCATTGACGACCGCAGCGCCCAGCGCGCCACCATCATCACGCACCAGTTGCCGATCGAGCACTGGCACGCCTGGCTGGGCGACCCGACCGTCGCCGACGCGATCCTGGACCGGCTCATGCAGCACTGCCGGCGCTTCAGCCTCGAAGGCGAATCCCGTCGTACCGGGCACGCCACCCGCTCCGCGGGCAAGGCAAGAAACACTGCTCAGGAGGGCGAATCTTGACCTGACGCACCCACTGCAACCCTAGACTTCGACCCCTACGCAGCGCCCGCCGCCGGCCCGGCGGTCACGATCGCCGAAACGGGCGGTCACGATACCGAAACGACCTCGCCGACGCCTTCAACCGGCGTCGGTCACGATGACCGAAATGACCGGTCACGTTCGCCGAAATACGCAATGTGCTCCCAGCCGAGCGGCGACAGGTACTGCAACAGGCCGTCATCGACGGCTTGACCGTGGCCACGCAAGGCGTTCGCGGCCCGCTCCAGATAGACCGTGTTCCATAGCACGATGGCCGCCGTCACCAGGTTGAGGCCGGCAAGCCGGTGGACGGCGAGCTGCTGCAATTCCTGTCGCCGCTGGGCTGGGAGCACATCAACCTAACCGGCGATTACGTCTGGCGGCAGAGCCGCAGACTGGAAGACGGGAAGTTTCGGCCCCTACGGATGCCCGGAAAACCTTAGCGTACGATTTTTTCCGAATTCTGCGGGCTCCCCAGCTACACCTTCGCCGAAGCCACCTGGTCGCAGCAGTTACCTGACTGGCTGGGCTCACATGCCCGCTGCTTCTCCTTTCTCGGCGGTGTGCCGGAGATCGTGGTGCCGGACAACCTGCGAAGCGCGGTGAGTAAGAGCCATCGCTACGAGCCGGACATCAACCCGAGCTACCGCGATCTGGCCGAGCACTATGGCGTGGCGGTGGTGCCGGCGCGGGCGCGTAAGCCGCGCGACAAGGCTAAGGCCGAGGTCGGCGTGCAGGTGGTCGAGCGCTGGATCCTCGCCGCGCTGAGGAACCGCCAGTTCTTCTCCCTGGACGAACTCAACAGCGCCATCGCCTTATTGCTGGAGCGGCTCAACCGACGACCGTTTCGCAAGCTGCCGGGCTCCCGGCACTCGGCCTTCGAAGCCCTGGATCGTCCAGCGCTGCGCCCACTGCCGGAGCAGCCCTACGTCTATGCCGAGTGGAAGAAGGCGCGGGTGCACATCGACTACCACGTCGAGGTCGATGGGCACTACTACTCGGTGCCGTACCAACTGGTGAAGAAACAACTGGAAGTACGCCTGACAGCGCGCACGGTGGAGTGCTTCCACGCCAATCAGCGGGTGGCCAGCCACCTTCGCTCACCGCACAAGGGCCGGCACAGCACACAGGCCGAGCACATGCCCAAGAGTCATCGCGAGCATGCCGAGTGGACGCCACAACGGCTGATCCGCTGGGCTGAGCAGACCGGGCCGAACACGGCCGGCGTGATCAGCCACATCCTCGAACGGCGCATCCACCCAACCCAAGGCTACCGGGCCTGCCTGGGCATCCTGCGCCTGGGCAAGACCCATGGCGAAGTGCGCTTGGAGTTGGCCTGCCGTCGCGCCCTCAGCCTCGGTGCGTGCAGCTACAAGAGCCTCGAATCGATCCTGCGCCAGGGGCTGGAAAACCTGCCGCTGGCCCAGCAGCACCTGCCCCTGCTGCCGGACGACCACGCCAACCTGCGCGGCCCCGGCTACTACCACTGAACACAAGGAATCCCACCATGCTGCCCCATCCGACCCTGGACAAGCTCCAGACCCTGCGCCTGACCGGCATGCTCAAGGCACTCGCCGAGCAACTGAAAACCCCCGACATCGACAGCCTGAGCTTCGTGGAACGCCTCGGCCTGCTGGTCGACCGCGAACTGACCGAACGCGACGACAAGCGCCTCAGCAGCCGCCTGCGTCAGGCCCGGCTCAAGCACAACGCCTGCCTCGAAGACATCGACTACCGCAGCCCGCGCGGGCTGGACAAGGCCCTGATCCTGCAACTGGCTAGCGGCCAGTGGCTGCGCGACGGCCTCAACCTGATTATCAACGGCCCGACTGGCGTCGGTAAAACCTGGCTGGCCTGCGCCCTGGCACACCAGGCCTGCCGAGAGGGCTACAGCGTGCGTTACCTGCGCTTGCCGCGCCTACTGGAAGAGTTGGGCTTGGCCCATGGCGACGGGCGCTTCGCCAAGCTGATGAGCGGCTATGCCAAGACCGACCTGCTGATCCTCGACGACTGGGGCCTGGCGCCGTTCACCGCTGAGCAGCGTCGCGACATGCTGGAGCTACTGGACGACCGCTACGGCCAGCGCTCGACCCTCGTGACCAGCCAAATGCCCGTGGACAACTGGCACGAACTGATCGGCGATCCAACCCTGGCCGATGCCATCCTCGACCGCCTGGTGCATAACGCTTATCGGATCAACCTCAAGGGCGAATCGATGAGAAAGCGGGTGAAGAAATTGACGACACCGGGCGCCTCAGACTAACAATGCAACCCCTGCGTCGCTGCGCTCCGACTGCCCGGCCGGATGGCCGTGGAACAGGTGGCCAGATGGCCGTGGAATGCCTGGCCAGATGAGAGCGGACTGGGTGGCCGGATGGCGTGGAATCCGCAGACTGCACCGCAAAGTGCTGTTGCCAGGTACTGTAAAATAGAAGAGTGAGCACTTGATTTGCTGGTGCTTTCAAACAACGGTGTTGTTTTTTTAACAGCCGAACTGGAAAGGGAGGCTGAGCTGCTCAGTGATCACTTTATCCGTTGGCTGATTTACGCCGGCATGTTCGCTACAGGCACTGAACGACAACGCAGATGGTATGGTCTGTGCGTTCTGACTCGTCAAGGATCGGCCAATGGATCGTTTGTCTAATTTGCTCTCGCGGTTCGGCGTGCGGGCCAATCTGTTCTATGACGGCGACCTATGCGGCTCTGCATCTTACGATGGCGCCGAGCGGCGAGGTTATATCCATCTGCTTCAGGCCGGCAGCGTGACGTTGCTTGGTCCCGATCGCAAGGATTTGCAGCTCACTCGCCCTAGCTTGATTTTTATGCCACGCCCCGCCAAGCATCAATTGTTTGCGGGTGAGTCCGATGGCGCAAAGTTGTTGTGTGCTTCCATGGAGTTTGAGGGCGGAATTGATAATCCTTTGTCGGCTTCATTACCGGACTGTTTGGTGCTCGCACTCGATGATCTGCCCATGCTGGCAGACACGTTGGAGTGGATGTTTGCCGAGGCGGCAAATGTGCATTGTGGAAGGGAAGCCGCGCTTGAGCGCTTATTTGAGCTCCTAATCATTCTGTTGCTCCGTTACCTGCTCGATCATCACCAGTTGCGCACCGGAATGATGGCTGGACTGGCCGACAAGCGGCTTGCCCGATCGCTTTTACAGATGCACAACTCCCCGGAACATGCCTGGTCAATAGCAGAGCTGGCCAGTGAGTCAAATATGTCACGCGCTGCGTATGCCGTGCATTTCAAGAGTGTCATCGGACAGACGCCTGCTGATTATTTGTTGAGTTGGCGAGTTAGCCTGGCTCAGAAGCTGATGCGAGAAGGGCGCTCGATTACGCTGATTGCAGCTCAAGTCGGCTACGAAAGTCCTTCGGCGCTGTCTCGCGCATTTAGACGCAAGACGGGGTTGAGCCCTCGTGACTGGTTGAAAGATCTGGCGGGGGAAAATGATGGCAAAAAGGCCTAAGGCATTACTGCCTTAAGCCATTGAAAAAATTATGCATTAATTTTACGTTTTTCCAGTTCAACCAGCGAATGGCCTGCCACAAATATCGAAACAGCAAGCAACCCTAAGTCTTTAAGCAGAAACTGACCTGGCGCAACGGAAATCGCCGGAAACCCTAAACTAGGCTCAATGACGCCCGGAGTGGAAAACATAAAGCTAAGGGTTGTGAAGAACAGGCCTGCAGACAGAGCGCCTCCTACCACGGATAGTTTGGGCGACAGCATGCGGCCTGCGATCAGAGTGCCGATCGAAATCTCTAGTATGCCGAGCAGGCTGGAGAACATGTCGACCGAAAAAATGCTATACACCCATCCCAAAAGCGGGCTGTTGCTCACCAGTGGAACCAGGCCCTCGGCCTCGTAGTGGGTAAATTTCATGCCGCCGAACCAGAAGTAAATAATAGCGAGAGCCAAGTACGCGCCATAGATACCTAGCCCCATAGTTTTGGTTCCAAGCGTTAAGTGGGCCTGTACGCTGGACTTCGAGTTTTCAATGCCTATGGTTTTCATGTCTGAGCTTCCAGTAGTGAGTGAGAGTGTGTTGGCTGCCGAACGCCGTATGCGTTGGCGATGAGATGATTATGGCTGGCATCTCTAATCAAGAGGCATCAGAAAGTATTGATTTCAGTGCAGATCGTCTTGGGCGGTGCAATTCGCGATGAAGGGATCGCCGTGGAGAGCGATGAGTGCACTATTTCGATAAAGGAGTCGTTTTACATAGGTCGATGAAGCGCGTTGCGGCATCGCCTACTGTCATTTCTCAAATCTGACTATGGGGCTTGGGGCGAAGGGCGGCACTGACTAGGCTTAGAACAGCTACCAACTAGCCGCGCGGCCGCGATGCACAAAGAATGGTAACTGAGCCGTGAGTGCGGTGGGCGCCCGCATTTATTTCCAAACCCTACAGATACATCGATCTTCGACTTCAACCGGGCAGATAGGGGTCGTCTCAGAAAACGGAAAATAAAGCACGCTAAGCGTGCGTGGAGGCTGGCACCCAGCGGTACAGCGTCGGAATGGACACGCCGAGGTTCTTGGCCACGTCCTTGGGCGGCACCCCGCTGGCCAGCAGCTTCTTGGCCGACTCGATCTTGCTGTCGGTCATCTTCGGCTTGCGGCCGCCTTTGCGGCCGAGCTGCTTGGCGACTTCCAGCCCGGCGCGGGTGCGCTCGACGGTCAGCTCGCGCTCCATTTCGGCAAGGCTCGCCATGACGTGGAAGAAGAACCGCCCGGATGGTGTGCCGGTGTCGATGGAGTCGGTGAGGCTCCTGAACTGGACACCGTGCTTGTGCAGCTCGCCGACCAGATCGACCAGTTGCTTGACCGACCGGCCCAGCCGGTCGAGCTTCCAGACGACCAAAGTATCGCCTTCGCGCAGCATTTCGAGCGTCTTGGCCAAGCCAGGCCGGTCTGCCCGCGTGCCACTCACCTTGTCCTCGAAGACCTTTTTACATCCGGCCTTGCTCAAGGCTTCGCGTTGCAGCTCCAGGTTCTGATCCTGCGTCGAGACGCGCGCATAGCCAATCAACATGGCTTGTCTCGCGCCCGGTCGATGCGTTCCTGCATCGCCTGCATCACTTCTTCGTGGGTGTACGATCTGGCGTTGGCGTCGGTGGCTTGCCGCAGGGCTTCCTCAACCTCGCGCGTCATCCGCTCGTAATCCTCCGGCCACAGCGCTTGCTCCATGCGCAGCGACGCCTGACCCAGCAGGTGCAGCAGGCTGAACAGCCGCATGTCGTTGGTGGCGACGATGCGCTCCCGAATCTGCTCCTGAATAGCTTCGCTAGCCCGATGCGCTTGTGGTGTGGCAGTCCCCTCGTAGTCAGCGGGGAATTCCGCTTCCTCGGCAATCCTTGCCCAGGCGCTGGCCAGCGCCTCGATGGTTGACGTGCTCATTTCCGCCGCTCCTGTGCTCTTTGGCGAATCAACCGGCCAAGGGGCCTCGACGCGAAAACCAGCAGCATCACGCCTATCGGATACCAGGTCGAGAAGACCACCAAGGCATCGAAGGCTGGCCGTCCGGTGTTGGTAGGCAGTACGGCGGTCACAGCCATCAACCCGCCGACCGTCCAGATGATGCGCCACACGTAGGGCATCACGCGGGGCACGTAGCCGTCATCGAAAGCGGTCTGGTAGTAGCGGCGCAGGCCGCGCTCGGCAAGCGCCTGGCGCTGCCGCTCCGACAGCGCATCCGTCCGGCCATACCAGCGCCGGAATGGTGGACAGCGCAGCAGCAAAGGGGTGAAGAGGATCATCACCGCCACGATCGCGACACCCCACGCCATGACGGCGCCGGCATCGGGCCGCTTGGCGTTCTCGATCACGGGCGCGAAGACGCCCGGAGCACCGATCATCCAGAACAGCGCAATGTGCTGATGGAAGGAGAGCTTCATTTGCTCATCCACTTGCGCAGCAGGCGCTTTTTCAGGGAGGCGCGTTCTTGCGGGTTGCGTCCCTTGTGATTGGCGATGCGATCCGCCGTGGCGGCCTGGCGCTTGACGGGCCAGTAGGAGCGGCCATCCTTGCCCATCGACCAGACGCTGCTGGCCTGGTTTTCCAGCAGGGGCAGATGGGCGCTCAGGGCTTCGGGCGACGCGCTGGTCAGCGCCGTGCGCTCACGGGTGCGCCAGCGCTGATGCCAGAGCTTCTTGTCCTCGCGCTCGCTGCCGCAGGTCGTGTGCCCGACGATGGGTGTTTTGCGGCGGCTGCGGCTCATAACGTAGTGGTCTCCAAGAACATTCAGGACTGATCCCAGGCGTCGATGGTCAAGACCTGATCGGCAGGACAGGCGGCTACGCGGTCGGGAACTGGATGGTGTTCAGTCTCATGCCGACCCCATTCGATTGATCGCGTCGCTTGCGGCACGCTGCGACGCAAGGAGGTTTGCGACCTGGTTTAGCAGCCGTGTCCGCTGCATGTCTGTTACCTATCTCCCCGACCGCTCATTGGACCAACTCCAGAGATTGGGCTCTATCGCTCAGCCAATACGAAACCGGCATTGGCTGATGCCACAACCGAGACGAACACAAATGGCTCGGTACCTGTATTTCGCGCCCCGTGCACTTGGCCCGGTCTTGCCACGGCTATCTCACCTTCCCTGAGGGCACGAACAATCCCATTGCCCTGAAAGTAATCAGCCATTCCCGACAAAACAGTCCACGTGTCTTGGCCGTGAGGATGAATGTGAGCCGCAATTTCCTGCCCGGGATGGACATGCCAAACCACGATAATTGAGTCTCGGGTTTCAAGCACAACGGAACGAATAGGCTCGCCTTCGGACGGCTGAACATACTCGGCTACAGAAAATATTCTCGATTCAACAGTCATCGGAGATCCCTCTTTCACAGTGCCCCCAGACAGGCTGGATATGAGTTCTAACTCGAATTTGAACGGGAGGCTGGTCGTGCGGTCGTGCAGTTGCCGATGAGCGTGTCGGCTGCTGCCTCCTTGCCCACCAGCGAACTCACGTCCGTTGCGGCCATCCAGAAGGTCTTGCCCGAGCGCGGCTCATAGGTCGCGGGATCGAACACGCCAGAGGGGCCGAACATCGGCGGCTTGATTGGTCATGGCTCCATGCCTTTGTCGTTACGGTCTTCATCGTCGGCATCCTGACGCACGGCGGGCAATTGCTGGAGCAACGCCGGCAGCCATTCCTGTACCGTCTCCCACACCACATCGAGGTTGATGTCGAAATAGCCGTGAGCCATGCGATTACGCATATTGCGCATGCTGCGCCACGGCACGTCGGCATGCGCCTGGGTGAACTCGACGTAGCCATCCATCACCTTTGTGGCCGCCTCGCCGATGACGATCAGGCTCATGATGACGGCCTGCTGGGTGCGCTTGTCGGCCAAGAAGTCGTCCTTGGCCATCCCTTCCACGAAGCTGCGCGCATCGGTTGCGGCCTGCTGAATGTGGTCGAGGTAATCGGGCAGGCGGTTCTCGCTCATATCGGTTGCGCCTCCGCGAGCACCTTGGCCCGGAACTTCGGCGGCAGGTCGCCGGGAGTCAGCAGATCGACGTCAACGCCGAGCAGCGATTTCAGTTCTTCTTCCAAATCGCCCAAGTCCAACAACGTGGCACCGGGCAGCGCATCGACCAACAGGTCGAGGTCGCTGCCATCCCGGTCGGTGCCATGCAGCACCGAGCCGAAGACGCGCGGGTTCGCGGCGCGAAAGCGGCCTACCGCTTCACGCACTGCGCTTCGCTTCATGTCAAGCACAACAGACGGTCGCATGGGCATCCTTTCTTATCGAAACTCGTTGAGATGATATGCAATCAAGAATAGAATTTCAAGAACTATTTTCGAGAATCGCAATGCCTTGATTCCCGTGCCGCGCCTGTCGTTTTCAGAAGACGGCTGCACTGAACGTCAGAAGCCGACTGCACTATAGCAGCGGAGGGGTTGGATCCATCAG